CTGCTTGTAGTGTATCTAATCCAAAGGTTTCTTTGGGTAAAAAATGTGTGGTAAAAGACGACAGTGTCAGTTACTCATATGTTTGGATATATGACAAAAACACAGGTTTACCTGCGTCAGAAGAACAGTGCAAAGCACTACCTAAGAAAGACTAGTAATGGAACTAATCCAGCCTATCTTTGTAAACCAATCTGGCTCTACTAGACAGGCTGGCTTGGGAATAGAAAATTCGAATTATTCCCAAACAGAAATATTAGAAAGAATCCAAAAAGATATAGATTTGGGTGTAGACAGTTTCCTGTTATTCACAACACCCGACACCAAAACATGGTTACCCACTTGGGACTTCCAATCAGAAATAGTAAACAAAATTAAAACTAAATTTCCAAAAATAGAATTAATTGTTGACGTATGTCTATGTTCAACTTTACCAGACGGACATTGTAGGGTAATGGATAAACCGGACACAACAGCAAAATTATTACTAGACTTAGGGAAAAAATTAGACAAAGCAGGTGCAGATATATTAGCACCTAGCGATATGGGAGACTTGACAGTAAAAAATTTACACGCAGAAACAGACAAGAAGGTAATGGCCTATGTAAAATGGCGAAGTGTATTCTACAGTTCATTCAGAGAACTTGCAAACAGCAATCCTTCAAGCGAAAGAACTTATCAAATGAATATAAAAAATGAATGGGACGCCACAGGCACAGCACACAAATATGATACAGATGGTGCAGATATGTTATTAATGAAACCAGCATATCATTCACTAGACATTATAGGTTTGGTCAAATGCGGAACTTACAAACCTGTTGGAATGTATCAGGTATCTGACGAATACAAAGGTTTACCAACTCTTAAACATCAAATTGAAGCGGCTACGATTATAAAAAGAGCGGGAGCAAGGTTCCTAGTAAGTTATGGAGCAAGAGATCTTATTAAATATTTTAAAGAATATGAACCACAACCTATGATAGGATATGACTGAGGAACAACAATTATTGAATGAATACAACGATTACATGAGCAGGATTGCAACATGGAAAAAGAACCACGGAATATTCTTTAAGGACATTCAAAAATTAGAAGATTCAGTGGCAAAAATTATGGATAGACGGTCAGATAAACTGATAGAATACCGTAGAACACGCAAACAACGTTATCTCGACGAGGCAAACGCAATACTCAAAGATGCACTAAAAACCATTAAAACGTTCTCTAAAGTGGAACTATTGGCATCACTCAGCAAACGATAAATACCTTGTAACATATGTTTTGGGCCAGGAGTTTACTCTTGGACTTATGGGGAATACCAACCCCGTAGACCTAGAACGTCAAAATGAGGAGAAAACAAATGGGAAGACCGGTAAACAAACGTAACTTCGGCGCTCTTGCTGATGGTACTAATATCACTGTAAACGTAAAAGTAGGCGGTAATTCTGCTTCAGCAGTAGGTATGATTAAAAGACAACGTTCAAACAACAAATTCTTAGTTGACGATGCGAAAGACGACACTGGAAACGAAGGTGTTTGCACACTTGTAAACAAAGCAAGTGGTTCACTAGGTAATGATGAAATGTCTATAAACGGACAAATCGCGGCAACAGGTCAATCTGTGTTTATTAAAAGACTTTACAACAGAACTTGTAGAGACTTTAACAACGTAAGATACACTTATGCAATAAGTGATGACTCAACTGTTTCACAGTTGTTATTAACTGCGATATAATAATAAGATTTTTTAGGGAGTGGCAACACTCCCTAACTAATTAAAAGGATTTTTGATGTCGAAAAATGTAATAGTAACAGATGGTAATTATAAAATTACCGTACCTGATAATAACAGTATCGTATTAGATACTGGTACGTCTGTCGGCACAGTTGAAATTACAGGTAATTTACTTGTAAAAGGAACACAAACAACAGTAAATTCAGCAACACTAGAAATTGATGACAACATTATTGTTGTTAACAAAAATGAAAGTCCTAATGGAGTTTCAGAAACAACAGCAGGATTAAGAGTAGACAGAGGTGGACAAACTTATGAAGACGTTCAATTTGTTTATGATGAATCAATTTCTTGGAACGATCCACAAACACAAACAACTTCACAAGGACCAAAAGGTGGTGGACCACAAGGACCTAACTTTGGTGGTTGGGCAGTAACTTCTGCATCAGGAGATGTATTAAGTTTAAGAGTTGCAAACATTAATAACAATAACGCAATTTATTTCCAACCAGGAGGTGCTGGCACATTAAGAATTATAAGATCAGGATACAAAGCATTAATTACAGATAACAACGATATTCCCAACAAAGAATATGTTGACTTTGAAATAAATCAAGCAGTAATAGGTGCGAACATTCCTAAGATTGGACAAGGCGATTCAGAAGTTAGAATCACAGACACAGGAGTTGGACAAATTGAATTTAAGGTGGACAGCACACTATTTGGTTTATGGAGAAAAGGCGGAAACAACACAGGTCATTTAGAAATTTACAACGGAACAACTGATATAGGAAGTGTAAGAATAGAAGATGACACAATCAGCGGATTAAATTCAAACCAAGATTTAAATTTAGTTGCTCCTGGCACAGGTTCAGTAAGAGTAAATGACAGCATGGTTTTACAAAACGTATCTGTAAATCCAGCAAAAGACAATAATGGTATTAAACTGTATGCTAAAACTCCAGGCGGAGGCGGCACAGGATTAAATTTTGTAAATACAAATGATTCAAGAGGAGAAGTAATCAGCACAAATAGAGCATTACTTTTTGGATTGATATTTTAAGGAGAAACAATGGCAATAACAAACGGTAACGTTGGATCAGGACAAACAGTTGACGTGTTAACTGTACCTGCAGGTAAAAGTTATGCTATCACTTCTGTGTTAATAACTAACACAGGATCAGAAGACCCAACAGGTGGGCAGGACAGTAGATTTTATCTATATGCTGTGACTGGTTCATACACTGCGAATAATTCTATGATAGTCAATAATGCAATACTTCCAGGAGCAGAAACATTTACTTTAGACACTGAAAAATTAGTGTTGGGTGAAAATGACACGTTAAAAGTTAGTGTGTCTGGTACAAATAGTGCATCAGTAGTAGTAAGTTATTTGGAGGTATAATGAGGTATCTCAAGAGACAAAGCACCAACAGAAGACTGTTGAGAGGAAAAGGCGTAATATACGATCAATATGAAAATATTGAAATCCAGTCTACTGGAGCCTTGTTAATGCCTAAAGGAACAACAGCACAAAGACCTACTGCCGTTGTAGGACAATTAAGATACAACACACAAACAAAATCATTTGAAGCATACGAAGATTTACAAAACGGTGGAGCAACTTGGAAAGAGTTCAGACTTGCTGAGCCTGTTGCAATCACACAACAAAATTTAGGAAACGGTGACGACACAGAAGTAAACTTTGGAATATTAAATTCAGCATACACAGGATATCTAGTACCATCAACTGCACAATCAATTTTAGTAATGGTAGAAAACGTTTTACAGATTCCAAGCACAAACTATCTTTTGACGCAAAACCCTTGTGATGTTTCAAGTAATATTGTAAGTGCTATCGGTAACTATAATGCAACAGGCGTAGGTGCTTTTGTAAGTGGCAACGCAGGTATTGTTGATTGGTTATCTAAAGGATATCACGTAGGTCAATCAATTGTTGTTACTGGCACACAAACTAACAACGGAACATATTCAGTCACGGCTGTAACAGCAACTCATTTAAGTGTAAACCAACTATTAAACACTGAAGCAAACAGTGGACAAGGAAATACTTTTGTAATTGACGGTAAAAGTTCTATTACAGGTGTGTCATATCCAGCAGGCACATACATAACATTCGGCACAGCAGTACCATTAGGAAAGCCTGTTACTGTGCTACATAACTTCGACAAATAATCCAATAAATACTAAAAAAGGAGTGCAATGCCAGTCACAAATGTAGGTAAAATATCGGGTCAATTATTAAAGGCAAATTTAACTAGAACCAGTGATTTGCTTTTTGACAACACCCAAGTCACAGCAACTCCAACACTATTCATTGGGCACACAAACAACAGGATAGGAATCAAAACAGACAGTCCTACAAGAGAATTATTGGTCAACGGTGATACCAAAATTGCTGGTGATAGTATCAACACAAACTCCATGACCGTGGGAAATCTTACCTTTAACGGCGTCACATCCTCCGTTACAGCGTCGGTTGGATCGATTAACTTAAACAGTAGCGGCAGTCACGTTTTCAATGAATTACGCACAGATAATTTGTCATTTACCAATAGTGGTATTAGAGGTTTAGGTGACTCTGATATAAAAATATATCCTGGTCCAGGCACAGGAAAATTTATTATTCCAACTGATTTAAAAAGTTATGGTGGTATTCATGCAACAGGTGATATTACTTTTGACGGCAGTGTGTTCTTGGGTGGAGACAGTCCGGACGATTCATTAGTCGTAGGTGCAGACATTAATTCAGACTTAATACCTGATCAGACACTTACTTTCGATTTAGGTGCAAATGGCAAACGTTGGGGAGATGTGCGAGTAGCATCCATGACAGGGTTGACCGATGTAACAGTTGATAACACGATTTCATTGGCAGGTGTAAGAGTAAACTTAGGTATTCAAAATAAATGGTACGTAAGTACTAATGGTGCCGACAACCTAGCAGGTAATCATCCTAACTTTGCCTTCGGTACAATCAAACACGCATTAAATTACATACAAGAAAGTTCCGGTGGACCACATGAATTACACATTTTACCAGGAACATACATAGAACAATTTCCTTTAGAAGTGCCTGAAAATGTCACAGTAAAAGGATCCGGCATACGTTCATGTATCGTCAAACCTAATGTGATAGACAGATTCAATGATGCTTTTGTAATGAACAATGCGTCTATGGTTTCAGATTTAACTGTAACAAATTTCAATTACAGTTCAACTCAGGACCGAGGATATGCTTTTAGATTTTCTACAAATGCTGGAATAATTTCTAAATCACCTTACGTGCAAAACGTAACTGTGTTAACACAAGGTGAAACTACGTCAGCATCTGATCCAAGAGGTTTTGATTCGGGTGATGCTGGTAAAGGTGCTTTGCTAGATGCAAATGTTTTAGATACAGCATCTCCAAGAGCAAGTATGCTTTTCAATGGTGTAACATTTATTACACCAGGAGTAGATGCTGTAACAGTAAAAAATGGATCAAGAATAGAATTTATAGACTGCTTTACTTACTTCGCAAACAGAGGTTTGTATATGCAACACTCATTAAATCAATACACACCAACAGCAGGATCTTATGATCCGGTGACTGGAGTGATGTCATTGACTGTTGGAAATCACACTATGAGAGTAGGTGAAAGTGTTACAATAGCAAATAACAGTTTAACTTTTACGTGTGCTCAAGACAATCATCAAACGGATCACACTTATCCAAGATCAACTGACCCTTACTCAGGTAAAAAAGTAACAATCACGGCAACTACTGCCACATCATTTACTTGTAACGTTGGAGTATCAAGCAATGTCACAGCACACTTATTCAAAAGTGCCACATCTAATGCTGTAACAGAAGGCACAATGAATGAAGCGAGAGTAATTGCAAGTGCAACAATTTACGGTAATCAAGGTGTAGTTGCAGATGGTAACGGTTGTTTAGCATATCTAATAAGTCACAACTTTGCATATGTTGGCACAGGTAAAAATGTTGAAAACGAAACAGATATAATTAATCAGGACAATGAAGTAATCACAACAAACAATGCAAAAGTGCATTTCGTAAGTCAAGACCAAGACGGCGATTTTAGAGTAGGTGAAAATTTTATAGTTGATTTAGGTAAAGGTACAACAAGCATTGATGTAACAGGCTTAGATTTAACAGGTTCAACTTTAACTGTTGGAACACCTGGATCAACAACATTTATTAGTGCTACTGGTATTGATGTTCCAAATTTTAGAATTGCAAATAACACAATTTCTACTTTACAAAATGGATTAACAATTGATTCGGCAGGTACAACAAATATAAACGCAAACGCACAAATGAATCAAAATGTTACTGTAAGTGGTGACGCAACTATTGCCGGCAGTGGTATTAACTTTGGTGACGCACCAGGAGATACAATTAATTTTTCAATGGATTTTACTGACAATCTTTTACCAAGCAGTAATACAGCAAGTAATTTAGGAAGTGCAAACAAACAATGGCGTACAGCAAATTTTGAATTAGCACAAATAGATGGCATAGAAATTAAAGATTCTACTATCCAAACTACTGACACAAACGCAGGCATAGATTTACGTGGTAGTGGTACGGGTTCTGTAAATCTTGAAGAATTAAGATTTAAAACTGAAATTACGTCAACTCCTACAAATGACGTAGGATTTGGTGTTGGTGTAGGAAGTTTAAGTTTCACAGGATTACAAGATATACAACTGCCAAAAGGTTCAACTGCACAAAGACCTGTGGCAGAAAATTCAATTAGATACAATACAGATGTAAATGAATTTGAGGTTCAATCCACTGGTAATATTCCTTTAGGCGGAATAAGAGATGGTGATTTAGATACAAAAGTGGATCTATCCAACAACGAATTTACCTTCTTTTCACAGGGTAACAACATGGGAACAATCAACGGATCCGGACATTTAACGGTTCCTAAATTTAGTTCACAAGACAAATTTACTATCGATGGTAATCAAATTACTGTAAGCACACCTGGTGAAGAAGCGGCACTTGTTGCAAGTGGAGGTCGAAAAGTTTTCTTAGATACCTCACAATTTGAAATGCAAGGCAGTGAATTATTAGTTACAGGAACAAATAGTGATATGGTATTCACTGGTACTGGTACAAAACAAAACAGAGTAATACACTTTGAAACTACCCAAGCATATAAAGGTCACGCAGGGGACGAGGCAACACGAGACGCACAGACAGCCAGACAGGGTGAATTATGGTGGAACACAACAAATTCAACATTAGAAGTATACACAGGAACACAATGGAAATCAGCAACAGGTTTACAAGAAATAACGGTCACAGAGGCCTTTGCTCAGGAGTTAAATTTCCTATACAACCTAATATTAAACTAATATATTATTATAGCAATATAATATAAAACCAAAATCTTAATAAATAGTATTAATGGTGTATCCGACCAGATATACCAGGACAAACCGTGGTTAACCGGCGAAGAACTAGCGAACAGTGTTAGGTGAAAATCTGTGTTAGAGGGACAAGATCCCCGTGCTAAAAAAGGAGTAAACAATGGCCGTTGGTCGAATTTCGGGTCAACTCTTAAAGTCAAATCTTCTGAGACAAGGTCAGAATTTGGCATTTGAGACAAACCTGTTATACATTGATGTTAATAACAACAGGGTCGGTATAAAAACCGCAACTCCACAATATCCGTTGGATGTAAACGGTACAGCACGTACAACAAATTTAGAAGCAACTGGTCAAGTCACAGTTGGAAATATCACAATATCAGGCAACAGTATTACAACAACTGCAAATCAGTTGAACTTATCTGCACCTGATGGAATCTTATACAACAATAATCTACAAGTAGATGACTTAATAATTAGTGGTAACACAATTAGAGCCACAGATTCAAATCAAAATTTTGAAATCGTAACCAGCGGAACTGGTACTGTTGACATCTATGGTGACACAAGAGTTAACGGTAATATCCATGCAACTGGTAATATCAGGACAGATGGTAACATAACAATTGGTGACCAAGACACAGATTCATTAACAATTAATGCCGATGTGGCATCCAACTTAATACCTGATGTAAGCAACACTTATAACTTAGGTAGTGCAACAAAAAGATGGAATAATGCATACGCAAACAACTTGACTGTTGACAATTTAACACTATCTGGTAACATCACTGTACAAGGATTGAACTTAACAGCACGTCCAGGTAAAGTGATTTACGTTGCTACAAACGGAAGCGACAGTAATTCAGGAACTCACCAAAATGATCCCTACGCAACAATCGAACAGGCTTTGTCTGTTTGCGTTGCAGGTGATCACGTTCACGTTTATCCAGGTACATACACAGAAGCATTTCCTTTAACAATGCCAACGGGTGTGTCTCTGAGAGGTGATGGTTTAAGAGCGGTAACAATTCAACCAACTGGTTCAACAAATACAAAAGATGCTTTCATACTAAATGGTGAAGTAACAATTGAAGATATTACAATTACAGGTTTTTATTACAACAGTTCTGCAAACGAAGGACACGCATTTAGATTTAATCCAACTGGTAATGACGATAGTACTGGTTACCAAGTTACATCTAGATCACCTTACATAAGAAATATCACAGTAATTACACAAGGTTCAACAACAACTGCGGCAGATCCAAGAGGATTTTTATCAGGTGATGCTGGAAGAGGTGCATTCTTTGATGGTGAACTTGCAACGCCAAACAGTAATGAAGCAAGTTGTTTATTCCAGAATGCAACATTTATCACACCAGGTGTGGATGCAATCACACTTACAAATGGTGTTAGAATAGAATGGTTAAACTCATTTACATATTTTGCACTATCGAGCATTAATGCTTATGACGGCACACTAGGATTAAAAGGTGCAGGACAAACTGCATTAAAAGTTGGTGGCTTTTCAGGTACACCACTTGCACAAGGTCAGGTTTTAACTTACTACGATACACAAGGTAACCAGTTGGCATCAGGCACTATTGCGGCGGTTGATGGAGATAAAATTTTTATAAATGGAAAATCTTTAGGTTTCCAATTACCTGCTGAACAGAATGGAAAAACTATTCAAGCGATCGGTGATGCAAAATTAAACACAACAACTAAAAAGTTTGGTTCGGCAAGTTTACAATTAGATGGCGTAGGCGACGCCGCAAAAATAAACACAAACGCAGACTTTGGATTTGGCACAGGAGACTTTACTATAGACTTCTGGGCGTATCCTAATGCAGTTCAAACAACATCTCTAATTGATATGCGTAACAACGTATCGGTTGAAAATGCTTTGTATTTTTATGTAGAAAACAACGTGCCAAAAGTTTATGTAAACGGTTCGGTAATAATTACGGGATCACAAGGCTTCAATTTATCAGTATGGACGCATTGTGAAATAGTTAGAAGCAGTGGCACAATCACAGTTTATATCAATGGTTCAAGCGTTGGAAGTGCAAGTGCTTCAGCGGATTTTGCCAATGCTAAACCTTTTGTGATAGGTAATAACTTTGGAAACACAAATGGTTGGAATGGCTATATCGATGCTTTAAGAGTGTACAAAGGTCAAGCACTACACACAGGAAATTTCACAGCACCAACAACAGAAGCAGTTGGAAATGCAAACACAAAATTAGTTGCAAACTTTAATGGAAACAATGCATCTACAACTTTCTTAGACACAAATTTAATTGCACAAGACATTAGAACTTCTGCAGGTGCAACTGCAACATCATTTACACTTGTTGATTACACAGACTTTGGAGCGGAAGTTAGATCAATAGCATCTGCTTCTATCTATGGAAGATTTGGAGTAAAAGGAGATGGTGTTGGTGTAAAAATGTATTTGATAAGTCACAACTTTGCATACATTGGAAATGATTATGAAGTAGACAATGATGCGGCAACAGTAATTCAAGCAAACGAAGTTGTAGCAAATAATGGAGCAAAAATATTTTTTAGTTCTGTTGACCATAGAGGTGACTTTAGAGTTGGTGATCAATTCAGCGTAAACCAACAAACTGGAGAAGTAAGTTTCACAAGTGCAGATTTAAATATTGATGTTGATTCAACTTTAACATTTACTACAGGTTCTGATGTTACAACTATTTCTGGAAATGAAATTCAATCAGGAAATGTAAAAATTAGTGGTAACACAATTACAACTACTTCAGGAAATTTAAATTTAGATTCATTTACTGACACAGTTGCGTTTAGCGATAATGTAAACATCACAGGAAATTTAGATGTTGGTGGAGACATTACAATAGGTGGTAATGTAACGATCGGTGATCAAACAACAGATAATATTACAATATCGGCGGGTATAGCATCTGACTTAATCCCAGCAACAAATAATTTATACAACATTGGTTCATCTACAAAAAATTGGAATAAACTTTTTGCTAACGAGGCAATTGTTGACAGTGTAAGAATTACTGGAAATAAAATTGAATCAATAGACACAAACGCAGATTTAGATTTACGTACAAGTGGTACTGGTAGTGTTACATTAGAAAACTTTACTGCTTCAGGTGACACTATTACGAATACATCTGGTGACTTTATTATTAATCCAGCAAGTTCAGTTTTCAAAGTAGCAGGTACTGGATCGATCAGAATTCCATCTGGTAACACAGCACAAAGACCTGCATCTCCAGTAGCGGGTATGATGAGATACAACACCCAGACGAATGTTTTTGAAGGTTATAATGGCTCTAATTGGATAGCATTGACAGGTGTTTATGACCTTGACCAGGACACATACATCACAGCAGAACTTACACCAGGAAATGATGATGACACAATAAGATTTTATGCGGCAAATACACTTGTTGCAAACGTTAATTCTTCTAGATTTGACGTTACAAAATTGGTGGTTGATAATATAGAAATCAGTGGAAACACACTAACAACCACAGGAGTTGACCAGGATTTAATCCTAAATGCCAATGGAAATGGTAGTATAAGGATTGAAGACTTCAGATTCCAAGGAAATACGATAACTAATATTATATCTGCTCCGTTGAAGTTAAAAACTACCGGAACTGGGTATATTGATGTATCAGACGCTGGTGGATTTGTTATTCCAGTTGGAACAACAGTTGATAGACCAGTAACTGGCTTGTTAGGTATGATTAGATACAATACCAATGATGAGCGGGTTGAATTGTATGATGGCGTCCAGTGGGGATCAATTGCAGGATCTTCAGGTGCTGTAAGTATAATTGATGCAACAGAAATAGCCGTACAAATGGCGGTAACATTAGGATAGAATAAAATGGCAACGACCTTTAGAAACAATGTAACAAAAAACATAGGAACTGTACCTAACTCTGTTTACACGGCAGGAAACGGAATTTATACAACTGTTGTTGGTATGGTTTTAGCAAATTTGACAGAATCAGTTGTAAAAGCAAGTGTAACTTTAACAGCAACTCCAGATTCAGTTACAGGTTTTATAGTAAAAGACGTATTGATTGCACCCAACTCCAGTTTACGTGTATTAAACTCTGGAGAAAAATTAATTGTTGCAAGTCAAAACAGTTTAAACGTACAATCAAATATTAACGATTCGATTGATTGTGTATTAAGTTACGTGGAGATAAGTTAAGATGTCAAATACGGTTGGACAGGATACAGTTGTATATTTAGAAAATGGTATAAAGTCGAGATACTTCTACGGACTAAGAAGAACAGACGAAGGAACTTTATACATTGGAAAAGTTGACCAACTACAAGCAAATGATCCTGTAACAATTAACGTGCCAGGAGCAATAGTTGACAACTACGAAGGTTTTGACCAAGGTGAAGATTTTTACGAAGGAAGAGATTTAAATCACGCTAAACCATTTAAAAATTTAAAGTACGAACAATTTAGATGGGACGATGTAAATTTAAATTATTACATCAACAGCGAAGGAGAATTTGTTGTTCGATTAAACAGTAAAGTAGGAGACGGTACTATCACGTATCCACAAACTGATGAAACTTTAGTGACACAACCAAGAGTGTTTACTATGGATAAGAACACAATTAAATTTGATAGTAACGAAATAACATTCGATAGAACGTAAACGTGGGAGGATACGAAGAATGACAAGACAATTAATTAACACTGGTACTTTACCTAACGATGGTCAGGGTGACTCGTTACGTGATGCCGGTACAAAACTGAATTCCAATTTCAGTGAATTATACACTGCACTTGGAAACGGAACGACACTAACAGTCGTACAAAATAATTTATTAAACGCACCAGGCGCCAACAAGGTTGCCTTCAACTATGACAATTTGGCAAGTTTACCAAGTGCAGTCACATATCACGGAATGTTCGCCCACGTACACGCCGAGAATGCGGCTTATTATGCTCACGCAGGACAATGGGTAAAACTTGCAGATGCAAATAAGTCCATTGATGTTCTATCAGATGTAGACACAACGACAGCGGCTCCGACAAACGGACAAGCATTAGTTTGGGACGCAGGTGGCGGAAAATGGAAACCAGGAACAGTATCTGGTGGCGGCGGTGGCGGTGGTGCCGGCGTAACAACATTTACTGGATTGACTGACACTCCAAGTTCTTTCAGCGGATTCGGAAGTGGATTTTTAAGAGTAAATTCAGCAGAAGATGGTTTAGAACTTACACAAAGTTTTGGAATAGATACTTTATCTGACGTTGACACAACATCTACTCCACCAACTTCAGGACAAGTTTTAAAATGGAGTGGTACAAAATGGCAACCGGCGGCTGACGCAACAGGTGGTGGCGGTGGATCAGATGCTGATACACTAGATGGTTTAGACAGCACATATTTCTTAAACTACAATAACTTAAACAATAGACCAACTATTACGACAGCATTTACAGGATTGACAGACACTCCTTCAAACTTCTCAGGTAATGAAGGAAGATTTGTAAAAGTAAACTCAGGCGGTACAGCATTAGAATTTGTTGCTTCATCGGCGGCAAGTACAGCACTAAACGATTTGACAGATGTAACGGCGACGGGAGCATCACAAGGAGACGTGTTATATTACAACGGAAGTGGTTGGGTATTACAAAATGGTCCAACTATGAGATGGAGCATTGGTGCTAACGGTTCATCAGACTACACATTCAGTGGTCCAGGTTTTCCAAGCACAGCAAATGATCCAGTGTTATACCTTAACAGAGGACACACATACATTTTTGTAAACACAACTGGTTCAAATCACCCATTTGCAATTAGAACATCTAGCAATGGTAGTGCTTATACTTCTGGTGTAAGTGGAAATCAAAATGGAACACAGGTGTTTACTGTACCAATGAATGCACCAAATACACTTTATTATCAGTGTACAATTCACAGTGGTATGGGTAACACAATTAATATTATTACGTAAGGATTATAATGGCACAAGTTTTTGGAGTAGGCATAGACGAATTACAGAAAACACTTGGTAACAACAGGTATTTTTATGGTTTACGCAGAACTTCAGATGGAACAGTTTACATGGTAAAAGCAGATCTGCTTGAACTAGAAGACGGTGTTGAACTGAACAGATCAGGTAATATTGATGACAATTACAATAACTGGTCACGTGGAGAGGACTTTTTTGAAGGAAGAGACACTCAACACAAATTGGTTTATAAAAACCTTGTTTATGAACAGTACAAATGGGACGGAAGAAACCTATTTTACTATGTGAATAAAGAAGGTGAATTAGTATTAAAAGTTAACGAGGCGCAAACGTACACTGGTTACGTTGAACCTTATAGTAGTTAGAGGAAATAAATAGTAGTAAGGAATTAATCAATGGCAGATTTTCGAATAGATAGGATACGTTTTAGATGGAGAGGTGACTGGTCAGCAGGGACTCTTTATGTAAAAGATGATGTCCTAAGATTCGGTGCAAAAGTTTATGTTTGTGTGGAAGTACACACATCAGACTCAAACTTTTACAACGATTTAAATGCAACTATTCCAAGATGGACACAGATGATGGACGGTCAAAGTTGGACCGGAGCATGGCAACCATCTACATTTTACAAAATAGGTGAACTTGTTAAAGTTGGTGGTCTAATATACAAATGTATAGAAGGACACACTTCTAATTCATCAGCATCAAATGGTGTATTAGGTGATGAAACTAAATGGGTTTACTTTGCACGTGGAGAGGATTGGGCAAGTGTATGGCAACCAAACACTCTTTACAATGTTGACCAAACAGTTATCTACGGTGGTTCGATTTGGAAGTGTAACACTGCACACACTTCAGCAACAGCAGATGATGGACTACAATACAACGCAGATTTCTGGGATCAATATTCTAGATCAGACAACTGGAGAGGTGATTGGGCAGTCAATACTTTATACTATCCAGATGATATCGTATATCATGGTGGTATGGTTTACAGATGTCTATCAGGACATAGATCAGCGTCAACAAATGAATTCATAAGTCCAACAGTTGCAGTTAGCAACGTGTCTGGTACAAACTTTTCATTCGCAATATTCAGAGTTGCGTCAACTTATTATTGCAGAATAATTAATGCAGGTTCAGGTTACACTGCTTTAGGAACTTTAACAGTTTACGGAGCAGAACTAGGTGGAACAACTGGCGCCAATGATGCTGTTATTACAATTAACACAGTAGATGGTTCAGGTGCAATTACGGCAGTATCGGTAAATGGAACAGCAAACGTAAACACAGATGGATTGGAAGCCAACCAAGCACAGTGGGAAACAGTATTCGAAGGAATAAGATATCAAGGTGACTACCAGTTTGGTAAGAGATATTCTAAAAATGATTTAGTTAGATGGTCTCCAGGTATGTGGAAATGTACAACTGGACACTGGGCAATTGAACAAAACATGGACGAATCAAAGTTCAGTCTATGGTTACCAGGTTTAGAATTTGAACAATTATGGAATACATCACAATATTATCAACAGGGTGATATTGTTCTTTACGGTGGATACACATATGTTGCTTTACAAAGTAACATTGGAGTTACTCCAGCAGTAACAGATTCATCTGCCACATGGGAATTACAAATTGTTGGTTACACATTTAAAGGCGAATGGGTAGGACAAACATTAGTAAATGGTCAACTTACACCTTTTGAATACAAAACAGGTGATGTAGTAACAGCAGGTGGTCATTTATACATCGCGGTTAGAACACACAGCAATACAAATCCGGATACGGATACAACCTACGATCCTGGAACAGATGAACCTTTCCCTTGGCAAAAACTTGTAGATGGTCACGCATGGAAAGGTCCATGGAAAGCATCAGACATTGGTGGTAATGTTGGTGAGTCAACTTACTTCCCAGGTGATATTGTTTCAGTTGCAGGTACATTATATAGATGTATACTAACACACGAAGCAAATTCATCTGACGCTAAACCGCCATTAGATTTTGCATCCGAAAATGTTGGACCATATTGGAGATTATTAGCACAAGGTCACGCACCAAACGTATTAGAATATCCAGGTGATATTAAAACACAACAAGCAGACTCAACAAGATTAAGAATAGGTTTAGGAACTGCGGGACAATTATTAAAAGTTAACACAAACGGTTTACCATATTGGGAAGATTTTGAAGTAACTCCAAAAGTTTATTATGTTGCACCTGAAGGTAATGACACAATTAACAACGGTACCAAATTATCTGCACCATTCAAAACTGTAAAATATGCCACAGATTATATTCAACAAGATTTAAGCAACAGAGCACCTGCGACAGTATTCATTAAAACTGGAATATATGAAGAAGAATTACCAATCACTGTTCCAAGAGATGTCGCCTTAGTTGGAGATGAATTAAGAAGTACAACAATTAAACCTAAGTCAGGTTTTGAGACAGGTTACGATATGTTTAGAGTAAACAATGGCTCTGGAATAAGAAACATGACTTTACAAGGTTTACAAGGTACACTAGGAGCAGTAAATCAATACGGAACAAAAAGACCAACAGGTGGAGCATTTGTAACGTTAAATCCAGGAACAGGACCAACAGATGCAAGTGCTTGGATTACAAGTAAATCATGTTACGTACAAAACGTTTCTACATTTGGAACAGGTTGTATTGGAATGAAAGTTGACGGTGATTTGCACAATGGTGGAAATAAATCTATTGTTGCAAATGACTTTACACAGGTAATATCCGACGGTATTGGATATTGGGCAAACGGTGAAGGTAAATCAGAACTTGTATCTGTGTTTACATACTATTGTCACATAGGATATCTAGCAACCAACGGAGGAAAAGTAAGAGCAACAAATGGTAACAATTCATATGGTGACTTTGGTTCAGTAGCAGAAGGTGTTATTTCATCAGAAACTCCGATCACAGGTAAAATTGACAACAGAACAAAAGAAGCAACAGTTGACGCTGTATACAATGATGAAAATGAAATTTTTGCATTCGCTTACGGACACGCAGGACAAGATTACACAGCGGCAACAATAACAATTTCAGGTTCTGGTCAAGGTGCGGCAGGTGAAATAGGATATGCAAACACACGTGATGGTGGTGTAAACAGAATTAGAGTAATGGGTCCAGGAGATTCAACTCCAGCAGGCGGTGCCGGTTATACAAGTTTATCTGGTCCAGCAATAACTGGTGACACTACGTCAATAAAATTAAATGCACAATACACTGGTACTACGGCACAAACAGTCGGACAAAGAATTTACATTTGGGAAGGAACAGGTAGAGGACAATACGCAATAGTTGATACATTCAACGAAGTTACAAAAGTTGCAACAGTTAAAAAAGAATTTGATAATACTCCAGGTTGGCAACACTTACTAGGCGGTTTCCCTATTGCTAATCCTTTAGATCCATCAACAAAATATTTCATTGAGCCAAGAATTAGTTTCAGTGAACCAGCATATTCAAGTTCAACTAAAAGTTTACCAATTGCAGGAGATTATGCTGTTGGAACACACACAAGAATAGGTTCAACAAATATTACAGTTTTATTAGGAAACGGAAGAGGTGCAAGAACAACTGATGGCAACACTTTCACTGCTTGTAGTGGAGTGTCTACAACAACTTGGAATGACATTGAAGGCAATGCAAATAAATTTATTGCTGTATCTTCAAGTGGTGTTGTAAACTCATCTAACGATGGTGCAACATGGAGCGACATAAGTGGCTCAGTTGGTTCTGATACTTTCACAGGAGTTGCGGCAATAGGTCAAACATGGATTATAGTTTCAGACACAGGTGTTGTATATCGTTCGACAGATAACGGTTCAAGTTGGACAAACGCACAGGTAGAACCATATGATGGATCAACAGCGATATTCAAATACGCGGCGGCTGGTAATGGATTGTTTATCATTTCAGACCAATATGGTCAAACATGGGAATCAGTAGATGATGGTGCTAATTGGCAATTGGCGGCAAACGTTGGATTAGGTGTTGGTGGACCAAAATATATTGCACAAGATTTAGTATTCAAAAATGGAAAATTCTTAATGCCAGTTCAAGATTCTCCATTAGATGATTCTACTTCATTAAACAAAATTTTTGTTACAAATGCAAACGTGGCACAAAGTTCAACAAGTGCTGTTACAACTTGGACAGAATCAGATACTTTGCCACATACAGGACCATATAAAGTTACTGGTATGCAAGGAACTTTTGTTGGAATCACAGCAAATGGTGAAACTGCTTACAGTTACGATGGTATCAGTTGGAAACAACTTACAAGCACACTTTCAGGAACTTATGGCAAGATAGTTGAAGGTAGAAGTGCAGGAAATTATTTCATTCCGATAAAATCTACTGCAATGAGTACGGCAGATGTATTGAAAAAAGGTGCACCACCACTTTGCAGAGTAATTACGAACGCAGGGAAAGTATCTAAAATACAAATTTTTGATCCGGGAAGTGGTTACGCTTCAGCGCCTAACTATACATTAACGGATAACAGAAATACAACAGATGCAGTTTTACAAACTAGAATAGCAAATGGAGTATTGAGTCAACCAACATTTACTAATAGAGGAACAGGTTTCATTAACGTAAGTGCAACTATCGATGGCGATGGATTTGCAGATGAATATCAAATTGGTAAAGTAATTAAAGTTAAGGATCTTTCTTTAGAGCCGGGACCAGGAGATTTATTATACATTAATGGCATCAATGATCAAATTTACAGAGTAACACAGATTACAAATGTATCTGGAAGTGCTCCAAACTTATCAGCAACGTTTAGAATATCTCCAAGTTTCAAAGAAAATGAATCTCCGGATCATGAAACAACATTAACAATTAGACAAAAGTATTCACAAATTAGATTGACTGGTCACGATTTCTTAGATATTGGTACTGGTGGATTTACAACAACAAATTATCCAGATTTATACACAAACCTAGGATTTACATTTGGTTACGAAGCACAACAAAATAGAGAAGTCAAAATGGCAGGTGGTGGTAGAGTATTCTACACTTCAACTGACCAAGATGGTAATTTTAGAACAGGTGAATTATTTGAAGTAGAACAGGCAACTGGAATTGTTACACTAAACGCAGACTTATTCAACTTATCAGGATTAAGTGAATTAAGTTTAGGTGGTGTAGTATTAGGTGGTACAGAAGTTGTTGTAAAAGAATTTAGTACAGACGAAACTATGTCTGCGAATTCTAACGAAGTTGTACCAACACAAAAAGCAATAGTAAGTTTCATTGGAAACAGAGTATCAGGTGGTGGTGCTAATTTGAACGTTTCTGGTTTCAGAGCAGGTCAAATTAAAGTAAGAAATGCGGAAATTTTCAATGAAGCATTTCCAACTACTGGAACAATAACTTTCCCGCAAACCACTGAATTAGCGGGTGGAATAAGCGGTTACTTACTAGCATTAAACTTCTTTACGGGAGGTGTTGCAAGTACTGAATTAAATGAAGGAGATCCGATTAGTGCAAATGACCCATCTAACGGATATGGACAATAATGATAAATAACTTTAATAAGAGGAAATTTTAACCCATGGCAGAGTTTAAACTAGGTAGAATACGTTTTGTATGGAAAGGTGCTTGGTACACAGGCACGATTTACAGTGTTGATGACGTTGTAAGATACGGTGGAAGAACATATATTTGTGTTGTTAACCACACGGCTAACGCATCATTCCAAGTTGATTTAACAGCGGCTAATTGGGCGTTGATGTCCGATGGTCAAGAATGGAAAGGTGATTGGAGTCTTAACACAACTTACAAACCAAATGACATTGTAAAATACGGTGGTTACATTTACATTGCAAACACAGGACACACATCTACTTCAAGTGCATCAGACGGATTAGAAGTTGATTCTTCTAAATGGGATTTATTCATTGAAGGTTTTGATTACAAATCTTCTTGGGCTATTAACACAAGATACAAAGTTAACGATTTAGTAAAATACGGTGGAACAATTTACCTTTGTATTACTGAACACACTTCAGCGGCAACTACATCTTTAGGATTAGAAAATGATCAAGCGAAGTGGGAAGCATTTTCAAAAGGTTTCAATTGGTTAAACACTTGGGCAACATCTACAAGATACAAATTAAACGACACAGTTTCTTATGGTGGACAAATTTATGTTTGTATAACAGGTCACACATCGGCGGCTTCTGCGGCAGATGGTTTAGAAACTGATCAAGCAAAATGGCAATACTTACACAAAGGTATTGAGTACAGAGGTACTTTTGCAGGTACGACAAGATACAAAGCAAATGATGTTGTTAAAGGTGGAGCAAACTTATACATCTGTACAACAGGTTACACATCAACAACAGACATAAATGCAGATTCGGCTAACTGGTCATTATTTGTACCAGGTTTAGAATTTGAAGATTCATGGAGTTCAGCAACAAAATATCAACCAGGTGACACTGTAACTTACGGAGGTTACCAATACGTTGCAAAAACTTTAAACACAAATAAAGTTCCGTCAACACAAACAAGTGACTGGGCATTATTTGTAACAGGATTTAATTTAAGAGGCGACTACAACAACGGTACAGCATACAAAACTGGAGACGTTGTAAGAGTTGGCGGTTTCACTTACATTAACATTGCAGACTCAACAGGTAATAGACCACCTAATGTTGTTTACTGGAATAAACTTAACGAAGGTTTATACTGGAAAGGCAACTGGGCGAATGCAACTTACTATGACAAAGGTGATATTGTAAGAGGAACAACAAACACAGATACATCTTATATTTGTGTTACTTCACACACATCAAACAACCAAGCACCAAGCACAATCAATCAACCAGATTATCCAGCAGGTGCAGGTGTTGATACTTCTGTATGGCAATTATTATCAGGCGGTCCTGAGAATGATGTTTTATCTGCAGAAGGTGACATTTTAATTTATGGTGCATCAGGTCCACAAAGATTACCAATCGGTACAGCAGGTCAGGCACTTGTTGTTAACGCGGCAGGAACATTACCTGAATGGGGTAACGTTGGTAAAATTGATCAAGTTTATTATGTAAGTCCAAATGGAACGGACCAACCAGCACCGACATCAGGTGTAACATTAGATAGAGCATGGAAAACAATCAGATATGCACTACATGAAATTGATAAAGGTCCAAACAATCCACAGGCGGCTTATATGCTTACAAGAAACAAAGCATACATTCAAGACGAAACTATTGCTTGGATCAACGCACAGATTTCTAACAATACTCCACCATTTACAAGTTCGTTCACGTACAACGCAACGAAATGTAGAAGAGATATTGGTATAATTGTTGACTCAACAATACATGACTTAACACACGGCGGTAACGTTAAATCAAGATTTTCAGCATTAAATTACTTTACACCAGCAGGTGCTTCATACGTAACTGGTCAGGAAGCAGAAACTTCAGCGGCGATTGTACAAGCGAGTGCTATTGCTAAATTAGTTGTTGCTAATGCATCGCACAGTAACTTACAAGGTTCAACGCCTAAATATTCAAATGCAAGTTACATTGCTGAGGCAGGTTCTACAGATTTAATTGAAACATTGATGAAATATTCATCAGATGCAATTACGGCAGGTAACGTAAATGGTATACCTGCGGCAAACAATCCTAACATTACTTTAAATGTTAAGACAGGAATTTACAACGAAATTCTTCCAATGAGAGTTTCAAGAAACACAGCAGTTGTTGGAGATGAATTAAGATCAACAAACATCAGACCAGCGGCTTCAGTTGTTAACTCTTCAGACACACAATACAGTCTACAAGGTATACAACGTATGGAAGCAATTATAAGTGATGTTATCCAGAATAACTCAGTAACAAAAACACCATCAGGTGGTGTTGTTTCAATTACTGCTCCAGGTGGTTACTTGGGAGTAAACCAAGGTACTGCATCAGCAGTTTCTTCAACAGGTGGTAATGGAACTGGCGCAACATTTAACATTACAACTAACGGTTTTGGTTTCGTAACTGCTTTAACAGTGGCGGCTCCGGGACAAAATTATCAAATTAGTGACAACATCACTATACCAGCAAACACAGTCATCGTTGGTGGCAGTGGTAACACAACACTTGGTGTTGCAGTAACTTTCCCAGTCACAGCAATTACTTCAGGAAACACATTAACACAGAACACAGATGCTCCGGCAGGTTCGGCGGCGGCTGGTACAAGAGCGGCTACAATCGCTGATCAAATTGAGAAATACATTGACTTCAAAATCAATGCAAACGGTTCGGAACCAGCACTTGCAGGTAGCAATATCGCTGAATTCACAGCAGGATTTACAGATGCAAGATTAAGACTTTTAGCAAACAGAGAATTTATTGCCAAAGAAGCGGCTGAATATGTTAAAAGAAATAATCCAGGCGTAAGTTTTGTGGTTTCAGACTGTGAAGATGACATTAAAGATTATGTAGATGGAATAATTTACGACTTACAATTTACAGGTAACCAGAGATCATTACAAGGTGCAGAATGGTATGTGAACGCAGTACAAGGTTCAACTACTAAAAATATGTTCCATATGAGAAACGCAACTGGTTTAAGAAACTGTACACTACAAGGTTTAACAGGTACACTAGGTTCAGCAAACAGTTTTGGAACAAAACGTCCTTCAGCAGGTGCTTTTGTTTCATTAGATCCAGGATACGGTCCACAAGATTACAAAACTTGGATCGCAGTTCCGGCGGCTGGAACAGTACAATACACTCCAACAAATGGTACATATGATCCTGCAACAGGAACAACAGTACTAACAGTTGGTGCTCACAACATGGAAGCAGGTGAGTCTGTAAGAATTACAACAGGAAGTTTAACTTTCCAATGTTCACAGGACAACTATGCTACAAATCATGCTTATCCAAGAGCAACTGACCCAGCGGCAGGCAAAGAATTATTAGTTGAAGCAGTTACTGACACAACAATTCAAGTAAATGTTGGTGCAAGTGGCGGTGGAGACCAATACGTACACAGATGGGTAAGTGCAACTGCAAACGCAGTCCAACAAGAAGTTGTATGTAGAGCAGGTGGTAGATCACCTTATGTACAAAACGTTACAAACTTTGGTACAGCGGCAGTTGGATTGAAAATTGATGGTAACTTACACGAAGGTGGAAATGATTCAATCGTTGCTAACGACTTTACACAGGTAATTTCCGATGGTATAGGTGCGTGGGTAACTAACTTGGGAAGAGCAGAACTTGTTTCTGTATTCTCATACTACGGACACATTGGCTATCTTGCAGAGAACGGTGGAAAAATTAGAGCAACAAACGGTAACTCATCATATGGTGACTTTGGTTGTGTATCAGAAGGAGTTGATTCAACAGAAGTTCCAGTTACTGCAACTGTAAACAACAGATCAACTGATGCACTTGCAGATGTATTCACAGATGGTAGTGCGATACAAGGTCTTTTCTACAAAAATGCAGGTAGAGAATATGTTGCTAACCAAACTACTTTAACTTTCTCAGGTGATGGTTACGGATTAAACACACCAGCGGCGACAGTTAATACAGGTGGTGTTTACGAAATTAGAGTAACTGATCCAGCAGGTAACAACTTAGGTGGAGATGGTTACATAACAACAACTAACTCAGCACAAACAGGAACAACTACACAAATCACATTGGCGGCGGCAGATAGTAGAGCCTCTGGTGCGTATGTTGGAATGTTCTTGTTAATTACTGAAGGTAAAGGTGCAGGTCAATACGGTTACATAGATACTTACAATTCGGCAAGTAAAATTGCAACTATGAAAAAACTTTCAGACAATTCTGCAGGTTTTGATGTACTAGGTGGTGTAAGTGTTGAAGCAAGTTTAGATTCTACTACAACTTATGAAATAACTCCAAGAGTACAGATTGGTGCTCCAGCAGGAGATGGTTCAACAGCGTCAAGACAAGCAGTTGGTATCGCATCAGTTGTTACAAATAAAATTACACAAATTAGAATGATCGATTGTGGTGCTTCTTATACAAGTGCACCAACAGTTACACTAGTTGATCCTAACAATACATCAGACGCAACGTTACAATCATACATAGGCGATGGTGTGTTAGGTCCACCAACTTTTGTTTCACGTGGTATCGATTACAAAACAGCGGCAGTGGTAATTACAGCACAAGGTACTCAAGCGACAGTAACAGGAATTACTCAAGCAAGACCACCAGTTGTAACTACACAGGCGGCACACAATTACAGTTCAGGTGATAGAGTTAAATTCACTGGCATCGTTGGAATGACAGAATTAAATACTGGCGTATTCTACTACGTAAGAGTAGTTAATACAACTTCATTTGAACTTTTTGCAGATGATGGATTTACAGTTCCATTAGATTCAAGTAACTACACAGCATACTCAAGCGGTGGTACAGCAGAATTATTTGGTGGATTTAGAGATTCATATCAGTCTGGTAAATTTATACAGGTAGAAAATTTAAGTGACTTACCAAGAGCAGGTGCAAACATTGAATTTGGTCACAGACCAGGAGTATATTACAAACTTGTATCTGTAAATGGACAACTTGGAACACAAACACCTTACAGTGCATTGTTACAAGTTTCACCAAATGTAACGGCGCAGTATGCTCCGGATCATGGTACAAGTCTATCTATAAGAATTAGATATTCACAAAACAGATTAACTGGACACGATTTCTTAGATATTGGTACTGGTAACTTTAGTTCAACTAACTATCCAGGTTCACCAAATCAGAATCCAATACCGGCTAACGAAACTGTTGAAGGCGGCGGTGGTAGAGTATTCTTTACTTCAACTGACCAAGACGGTAACTTTAGAGTTGGTGACTTGTTCAACGTAGAACAGGCAACTGGTATTGCTTCATTGAATGCAGATGCATTTAATATTTCAGGACTACAAGAATTACAGTTGGGAGATCTAGCATTAGGAGGATCTAGTGCTTCAATTAACGAGTTCTCAACTGATGGTACAATGGCGGCTAATTCGGACTCCATTGTTCCAACACAGAGAGCAATTAGAACTTATATCGCTTCACAGATCGGTGGTGGTGCAAGTTCGCTCAATGTTAACTTAATTACTGCTGGATTAGTGGTAATTACGGGTAATACGATAAGTACAAGTAACAACAGTAAAATTACTATTAGCAGTGTTGCAAACTTCACAAAAGGGGTAACAGGTGTGCCAATAGCAATGAATATGTTGATACATAGTTAATAAAAGGAGAAAAAGGACATGGCATCAGGAAGAATAGGTAAAGCAAATCTTTCAGCCGCTACCAATACCACTGTGTATACAACGCCTGCTTCAACTTTCACGGTTGCAACAGTATCGTTTTGTAACAGAGGTAATCAAGCCATTGCAGTAAGATTAGCGGTGGCGGATAGTGCGACTCCAGATGACGCAGAATACGTTGAATATGAGACGGAAATTCTAAGTCACGGGGTTTTAGAAAGAACTGGTTTGGTACTTGCGGCAACGCAAAAATTGGTTGCATATTCAAGTGCGGCTAACGTAAGCGTGGTTGTAACTGGAATAGAAACAAGTACTGCTTAATTTTATGTAATTTAACATAAATAGTATAAACGAAGGAAACAAAAAAATGGGAAGATACATATCAACAACTGGAACTGCTGGAGTATCCACTAAAATAGTGAGTACGACACACCAAGCGGCGGTAAATGAGAGAATCTTAGCAAACAGTTCTTCAGGAACTTTTACAATTACGTTACCTGCGAACGCAAGTTTATTAGTTAATGACACAATTCAGATCATTGACGCAAACTCTAGTTTCGGAACTAATAACGTAACTGTTGCAAGAAATTCATCTTTAATTCAAGGAAGTGCAGACGACTTAACACTTGACTTAAATGGTGCGATTATAACTTTAATTTACACAGGCGCAACTTACGGTTGGGTCGTAGGTGCTGTATAATATTTTTATTATATTACACTTATAAAACTAATTAGGGAAACGGAGACTATGGCAAGTTTAAAATCATTACTCGGTACAAAGCAGGACGCATTCGTATCGGTTGCAGAATCTAATCTAGAGAAAGGTCAGATTTTTGTATATCACGACGGAGCGAACTACTCGCGAATATGGTGCGGATTTTGTTTCCATCCGAATACATCAGGAACAGCGGTAGTAGAGGCGTGGGGACCAGGTGGTTCAGGCGCTGAGATGTGCTGTTGTGGTTTTGGTCTTCCAGGTAACTCAGGTGCCTATGTTAAGAAAACAGTTGTTATGTCGGCAGGCGATTACATTTGTGGTTGTCTAGGTCAGTCATGTGGAAATTCATCAAGTTTATGTTTTAGAGGTTGTTCAGAACCTACTATGTTAAGATTTTGTATAGGTGGCACAGAGACTTGCGTATGTGCAGAAGGTGGTAGAGGTGGAATATCTTTTTGTTCAACCAACAACAGTTTTTATTGTTGCTACAGAGCAAATGGTTTCTGTGTAACAAAAACAGACAACAACCAATGTGGAATTATTTGTAACCAGTGTAACGGGGCATGGGTAGCCTGTGCATATGGTGGAGAGATTAACAAGCCAGGATTAAATTCTTGTGTGTCAGCATTTGGTTGCTATCCTTCATGTATTTGTATGTTTAATCACCACATTCCAACTCCAGCGGGACAAGGTTCCAAAGAGGGAAGAATGATTGTATATACAAATGATGACGGTAACGGTTTCGCTCAATGGTCAGGTCAAGGTCATCACCAACACAGATCAGGATTAGGATCAGGTAGATTCCCAACAGGCGGTATACCTTGGTCATCTTGTTGGGGTTTCAGTGGTGCTTGTGGCTGTTATGAAAACGATGGTTGTGTACCAGTGCTTCCAGTTGGAACTGGTGGTAGAGGACCTAACCCTTGTCCAGGTGTGAGAGATCACGCAATCAGAGGTGGCTTTGGAGCAGTGAGGATTAGATTTATAAGTTAAGGATTAATTATGGCAAGTTTAACAACATTATTACAAACCAAATATGATTTTGCAGTAGGTAACGAAACTAACCTAGAGCAAGGAAGAATTTATCAATACTATCCAGGTAGTATGCGTGGTACAAACTTTAGATGTCACGTGTGTTGGGTAGCACCATCGGCTGGTACAGCAACTATTGAGATATGGGGTGCTGGTGGATCAGGTGCAGAGATGTGTTGTTGCGGATTTGGATTAAACGGAAATCCAGGTGCATACAGTAAAAAAACTTTAACAATGGCACAAGGCTGTTTCATTTGTGGAATAGTTGGTATGTCATGTGGTAACTCAGATGACTTATGTCACAGAGGTACTTCAGAGCCAACACAAATTTGTTGGTTTGCAGGTGGTACAGATGGATGTATGTGTGCCCAAGGTGGTAAGGGTGGTTACACTTATTGCTCAACAGGTAACTCACCATATTGTTGTTTTATAGCAGGCGGATTCTGCGGAACACAAGGTGGAGACCAATACTGCGGAATTATTTGTAACTTTAAAGATTCATCAAGTGAACCAACTTTCTGTGCTCAGGCATATGGCGGTGATACAAACTGCTACGGTGGGTTCAGTTGTTGGTATTTCAGAGGATGTCAACCAAACTGTAACTGTAGAAACGTTCCAGTAATTAAATTCCCTCCAGGAATGATATCTACTTGTGGTGGAGAAGTTCATTACACATTAGATTCTGACAATGGTAGATCTCAATGGTCAGGAATGGGTGGTTGGATGAATGCCTCTCACGGATTTAACCTTGCAACAAGATCACCAACACAGGGTGGTCCTTACACTGCTTGTTGGACAGGTAACAGAAGTTGTGGTTGTTATCAGCACAACGGTTGTATACCTTTCATGCCAGCAGGTATTGGTGGACAAGGTCCAAGACCATGTGATGGCGTAAGAGATCACGCACACAGAGGTGGTTTAGGTTTAATTAGAATTAAATTTGTAAGTAGCACTAACGACTACGATTTAGATAGTGCACCGTAAGGATAAGGAGTAAATATAGTATATGGCTAGTTTAAAAGGATTATTGACTAACAGAAACCCAGCAGAGATGATCGAAGAGAATCTCGAGACTGGTTATATCTACGTTTGGTCTCCAGGAACTAACTACACAAACTTCTGTAATGGTGTATGTTGGAAAGCGCCAGCGGCAGGTACGGCACACATAGAAATATGGGGAGCAGGCGGCTCAGGTGCTAGAATGTGTTGTTGCGGTGACGGATTACCAGGCAACGCAGGTGGATATGCTTACAAAAAAATTACTGTAGAAGCAGACGATACATTAACAGGGTGTACGGGTATGCCATGTTACGCACACTCACTTTGCCACTCAGGTTGTTCAGATCCAACAGGTATTTGTTGGGTAACAGCATCTAACGGAGATGGTTGTATGTGTGCAAGAGGTGGATACGGTGGTAAATCTATGTGTACAACAGGAAGTTCTTTATACTGCTGTTACAGAGCACAAGGTTTCTGTACTGTAAGATGTAACAATGATAACTGTGGATTAGTTTGTAACGTGTGTACAGACGGTAACACAGAATCTTGGCAGGCGTGTGCATACGGTGGAGATATCAACTGTTGCGGACAGTTCGGTTGTGTATCTTTCTTCGGATGTTGCCCACACTGTAAATGTAGATTTCAACAACACGTTCCGATTCCAGCAGGACAATTTGCTGTTAACGGTGCGTTGATAACTTTCCAGAAAGAGTCGGATGGAACTCCGATGTCTAACTGGTCAGGTAACCAAATTTTCCAATACTATGCGGCTTTGAATGCGGCATCCAAATCGCCAAGACAAGGAACTCCAGACTCACACTGTTGGAGATCAGATAGAGCGTGTGGATGTTATGAAATGCAAGGATGTAACAATTATCTACCAGTTGGTGGTGGGGGAATTGGCCCTAACCCATGTCCGGATGTAAGAGATCACGGAATCAGAGGTGGATTCGGAGGAGTAAGAATCAGATTTGTTGCTTCATAATAATTGAAGTTAGATAAATAAAACTGTAAGAGGATATAAAACTATGTTTACAAAAGAATTTGATATAGCAATGCCAAATGAACCATTAAAGAACGACTTTAGTGGTAATGCAAAAATTACTGGAACTTACAAAGGTCCACGTTACATTAAAATCGAGTACAACAATGATACTAAAATTGTTGGTAACTGGATTGACGAAGGTGACACAGAGGCAGAATTTGCAGGTAACCCAGTAGCAGAAGGACATTCATCAACAACTTTAGACGCAGATGTTGATACAAAATGGGTTGCATACATAACAGGTTTTTATACAACAGGTGACGTTGCTGATTACGAAGAAGATTTAGGCACAACAGATGAGAACGGCGACGCAGAGAAATGGACTTTTTACTGGCACGATGGTACAGGTGTAATTGCACAAATTTACGATCAAGGTACAATGAAATTTGAAGATGGTGCAATAGTAGAACCAACAGTAAGAACACACTCAGTTACAGAAGCAGAATTCACAGAGTCAGTAAACGGACATATTGCTAACGCAACAACAGAAGCGGCAAGAGACGTTTACTCAGATGAAGAAAAAACGGCAATCAATGCTTACAAAACTACACTAGAAGGTTTAAGCACGAAGTATTCAGGTAAAGACCACTGGAAGATTCCGTTCCCACAACAACCAGACTACAAGTAATCATTTTTTAAAGTAAGGTTTCGTACACAAAATAAGTACGAATATGCCTTACAAAGATTTAGCAGTACCTAGGGAAGACAAATACTCAGAAGATGATATGAATCATCTGACTTTCATCAATAACAAAATTCCATTCACCGTAAATTTACCAAATCAACCATATGTAGATGATTTCAGTGAAGGCATAACGCACGAATGCTTTTACATAGGAATGAATTACATCAAAGTTAATAGAAGAATCAGTGACGGACTTATATTAGAAGTATTGACTGATGCTCACACAATGAAAGAAATAGAGTCCAGAAAAATTAATCATGACGAAGGTTGTGATAGTTTTGTAATAGATGCAAGAGAACATCCATGGGAAGCGGCATATATCACTGGAAGATATTATCATGAGGACATACCAAATTACGAAGAGGAACTTGGCACAACAGATTTTTGGGGCAAGCCAGAAGTTTGGGACTACCATCACACTCCAGAAACTGGCGTTCTAGCACAAATTTATTATGTAAATTCGATGTATTACAATGATGGTAAATTTAGTAAGCCTAAATTTAGAGAACACATTATTCAAAGAGAAAGTTTTGACGATTTGATACAAGTACACATAAGAGACACAGAACGCGAATTAAAAAGAAATGTTTATAAGCCAGAAGATATAGAATACATAAAAAAATATGGTGAATGGCTTAAAACAGTGCCCGAAACATACAAAAATATTAAGCATTGGAAAATAAAATTTCCTCCTCTGCCTAATTATAAACCTTAATCAGACTTAACACTCCTGGAATAACCCAATCATTAAATAAATTATATGAGCAATTCAAAAAGACCTAAGGCTTTCTTTTTAAATGGTGGAATGGGCAGAATTATATCTGCTATACCTGCCTTAGAAAAATATTACGAAGCAAAAGAAGATCCTGATTTCATAATAGTTATAGAAGGAATATGTAACATTATGAATGGTCATCCTACTTTAGATAATAAAACTTATGATATGTACCATAAAAATTTATTTCATACAAAATTAATTAACATGGATATTGTAAGTCCAGAGCCTTACAGATTAAATGAATATTTTAATCAAAAATGTGACATTGCTCAAGCATTCGATATATTAATTAACAAGAAAGGAATCAGAGAATTACCTGCACCAACTTTAATTTTAAGTAAAGAAGAATTATTAGAAGGAAGAAAAGCAATTGACGAAATCAAAAAGAAAGTAAAAAAAGAAAAATTAGTTATTTTACAACCTTTTGGACGTGCAATTACACAAATAGACAATTCATTTGTAGATAAAAGCAATAGGAGTATAGAATTCAGTAATTTAAAACAAATAATAAAAAAATTACAAGAAAAAGATTGGGCAGTATGCATAATGAGTGAATTCGGAATAGAATTTAAAGATGCAGGATTTAAAGATGAGGTAGCAATTCCTGAAATACCAGACTTACGTAAATGGGCAGGTTTGATAAAATACGCAGATCACTTTCTTGGTTGCGACAGTGTAGGACAACATCTTGCAAAAGCGATGGAAACTCCTGCGAGTGTAGTAATGGGTGCAACGTATCCTATCAATACAACTTATCCTAATGATAAAAATTTTACAATTATTGATATGGGACAGTTCGATAGAGAATATGATCCAATAAGAATAAGTTTTGACGAAAGAATAAGCAGAAAGCACGAGAGAATTATGATGATGACTCCCGAAATAGAAGACTATGTAGTGTCTGCTGTAAACGGAGACCCAATAGAGGAATAATATGAGCGACGATTTAACAAAATACAACAAGACAGGATACATTGCCGCAGTGGCAAGAGGTCATAATGCTGGAGTGTGTTTACTAAAAGACGGAAAAATAGTTTTTTCAATAGAAGAAGAAAGATTATCTAGAAGAAAGTATGACGGTGGACCATATGCTTCTATGTTTGAAATTTTAAAATACACAGACAAGATAGATTATCTAGTAATTGCACATACACAATCATTGAAAGATCCTTCAACAGGAAGAGTAGACTACTCAGGAGATGATGTTTACACAGGTATTGCAAGAAAATTAGGATTAATAGATCCATACATACATAAAATTGAACATCCACAAGTGATTGACTTGTCACATATACATCACAAACTTCATGCGGCGTGTGCCTTTTATAGATCAGGCTTCGACAAGGCAGTTGCAGTAATTGTTGATGGTGCAGGAACATTTATTCCTATAAAAAATAGTGTAGCAGGTGATATGACTGTTTTTGAAGTTGAAAGTATATTCAGTTGTGATTATCCAAATGATATCTATGCATTATACAAACACTACGGAACAGGCACAGCAAGTCCAGGTGGTTACTATCCTAACATGGATTCGGAGAGTATAAGCGAGCCAGGAAAAACTCATGAAGCATTATTCACAGACAAAGCAGGAATAACAAAAACTTATGAAGCAGTAACTCAGTATTGTGGATTTAGTGCCATTGAAGCAGGAAAGACTATGGGATTATTTCCTTACGGAAAACAAAATGATGTTATTCCACCATTATTCCAAAAGGAAGGAAAGTTTGAATTATCAAATAGAAACTTTATTATTCCAACGTATCCAAATGCGGCACAGGTCAACAGTCAAATTTATCCTTTTGTAGATCAAAATCCTGATTCCGAAGACAGCAAAGACTGGACAAGAATGCAAAACAGAAGAGACATGGCTTATGCCGTACAAAAAGAAACACAGAAACAGTGTTTGGATTTAATTTACAAAGCAGTTCAAATGAGCGGATGTAAAAATGTTGTATTTTCAGGAGGTTATGGATTAAATTGTGTTGCAAACTATTATTATCTTGAAAGTTTACAAAAAGACGGAATAAAATTATATGCTGAACCAGTGTCAAACGATGCGGGAACGGCTATGGGTGCGGCTATGTTGTTTTATTACAGCCTAACACAAACAAAAGAAAAGAAAGTAGATGCTCCAACTTTATATTTAGGACCAAAAAGAGAATATACACAGGAACAAATTAGTGAAATATGTCAAAGACCAGGCGTAATTTTAGAAGATTGTGATGATTCTCAAGTGGTCCAACTACTAAAAGATAAAAATATTGTGTCAATTTTCCAAGGGCAAAGTGAAAACGGTCCAAGAGCATTAGGTAATAGAAGTATATTGTTTGATCCTAGATTCAAAGATGGAAAAGATTATGTTAACAGAGTGAAAAAACGTGAATATTTTAGACCTTTTGCTGGAACAATACTTCATGATTATGTACATGATTGGTTTGATCTACGAGGAATGGAAGAAACTCCTCATATGATGTATGCTGTAAATTGTCAACCAGGAATTGAAGAGAAAATTCCTAGCATAATACACGTTGATGGCACTTGCAGAATACAATCTGTGAAGCGTGAACAAAATCCTTTGTATTATGATTTAATCAAAGAGTTCCATAAACAAACAGATTGTCCTATTATTTTCAACACATCATTTAATTTAGGTGGAGAACCATTGGTAGAAACTTTAGAAGATGCAGTAAGAACACTACAACACAGCGAAATTGAATATCTATACTTGCCAGAGTATAAAAAAATAGTAAAGGTTATGAATGGATAGAAAAACAGCAATATTTGTAAATGGGGGAATGGGTAGAAGCATAAGTTCTATACCTGCAATAGAAAAATACGTAGAAGAAAACGCAGATAAAGATCCTATAATTATTTGCGAAGGTGGCACTGATGCTTATAAAGGACATCCTAAACTTCATTACAGAGCATATGACAATTGGCATAAAAATTTATTTCAAGATTTATTAAAAGACAGAGATTTATTGTCTCCAGAGCCTTATAGAATATGGGAATACTACAATCAAAAATGTAGTCTAGGACAGGCATATGATATAGCGATAAATGATAAAGGAATAAGAGACCTTCCAAGGGCAAATTTAAGATTAAGCAAAGAAGAAATGCTACTTGCAAGGAAAATGATTACAGAAGTCAAAGAAAAAACGGGAAAAGATAAAATTGTAGTACTACAACCTTTCGGCAGAGGCGCTCAACCAGAAAAATTAGACGAAAAGAACAAAGAAAAACAACCTGATATTATAGACACAACAGGTAGAAGTATAGAACTTAAAAATGTTTGGAATATTGTAAGGAAATTATCTAAAGATTATGGCGTTATGGTAATGAGCGAATTTCCTTTAGATTTTGGCAAACACATACCTAATAAACCTGTTGCTCTTCCTATGGGAACGCACATTAGAGTTTGGATGGGTATTATACAACAGGCTGATCATTTCGTTGGTTGTGACTCTGTTGGTCAACATATTGCCCATGCATATAATAAATCAGCAACGGTTATCATTGGATCTACGTATCCTATCAATACAAGTTTTCCAGATGACGAAAAATTTGATGTAATTGATCTTGGAAAAGATGAACGTGTGTATAGTCCTATAAGAGTTACTTCAGATGAGTTTTCTGACAGGCTAAATGAGGGTATAATGGCTATGGATGAGGAAACTGAGACTCGTATAGTGAAGTCAGCACAAAGACTTATCAAACACGGTAAAAACAACCGCAAATAACCTATATCTACGTATTCCACAACTCTTATCAATTAGGTAAATACACTATAACAAGGGATTTTCGACTATGTTTGATGTATCAAGATTTTTTGGCAAGGGTGATAAAAATACGCTTCTTTTAAAGAACGGATTGAATTTTTCACACAATGGGCCATATGGAGTTGTAGAGGACGGTCTAGTATTAGACAAGTTCCACGTGAACACGTTTTCATCGGCTGAATACGCAATCCAAGTTGATTATGATACAAATAATAAAGAACTTATTAAAATGCTGGTTACAGCAAGTCCCAACCAGTCAGCATTAACAATATACGCAAGAACTAATTTAGGTAATGATTTAATTACAATAGATAGCACTGTTGATAATTCATTATGTAAAATAACAGTAAGTCCTACGGATAAGTCTCAAACAGAGAAATATTCAGGATCAAAAATAATATTCAGTGCCACTTATTTTGCAACACAAAACGCATTAGTGGGAGGAACGCAGGTAACAAGTTAATATGGCAGTAGTAAAAAGACCTTTTATAAGTGAAAGTGGTTTTAAAAGTACAGGTTTCTCAGTTGATACGGCAGGTAACGTAACTGTCCGTACAATTACAAACACGTATACTCCACCAGTTCCAGCAGTTGTTCCTGATTTTAATGTGAATGAAACTGCAGGTGCATTTACATGGAAACAAGACGGCACAGCAGTCTCAGGAAATAATCCTACAATTACATTTGAAAGAGGTAAAACTTATTCAATTAATTTAAATTTAAATAGTTTAGCATTTAACATTTTTAAAGCAGACACTAATAACAGTGCTATACCAGGTGAATTATACAGCACAGGATTATCACACACAAATATTGTTACTGGTGCAACTTTAACTTCAGGCAGTAGAAATTTTGCACAAACTTGGCAACAGGAAACAACAGGTGCAAACAGAACAGCACAATATTTTGTACCAGATACCACTGGCACAGCATTCGCTACAAAAAAATTACCAGTTGTAATTGCATTACACGAATCAGGTAGTAATAGTACAACAGGTTTAGCGTCAATTAACTATATTACGAATTCAGTATTAATTGCACCTCAAGGTTATTTGAACACATGGAACGTAGGATATCAAGCAAGTAAGGCTGATGATATTGCTTTATTAGATTCAATAATTGCGGATTTAGAAAATTATGACAATGTTGACACAAGAGAAATTACAATAATTGGATTTGGAAATGGTGCACAGTTGGCTTTACAATATTCAGCATACAATCAATCTGCAACAATTAAACATATTATTTGTTACAATGGACTTTTACATTTAGATCAATACAACTCTACCTTAAATAAATTTTACAATTACTCTTTGACTAGTGTAGATAACGATACGTCTACAGAAATTGCATGGACAGAAGTCACACCAATTGGACAAAGAAAAATTTTAATGTTTAATGGTGAACAAGAACTTAACTTTTTGTTTAATGGCGGAACATATTTAAATCAAACTTTGTATGGTGGTATAGATTCGGTTTTTGCTATGGCAAGAGCAAACGTTTACAACGGTGCAAAAATTACATCAGGTGATTTACAACCAAACGGAAGTAAACTTTATGATTATAGTGATGTTAAGATGTATGCATTTCCAACAGTAGCAAATAATTTTTCTGCTGTACAAAATGATCTACGTTCTTTAATTACTACACAAATTACTCCAGGTACATACTTAGATATTCCGACTGCAACAACATTGACTGATGCACAGGCGCAAGGACAACAAACTGGAAATTTAAGTTATACAGTTCCAGTAGATGCACCAGACAGTATGTTTTATGCTGACAGTGACGGAAATCCATTTGGTACTGTAACGGTAACACAACCATCTGTAATTGGTGTTGGTGTATTCAGCAGTATTCTTAACACAGGAAATTTAATTCAAAACGGTGTAAATGCTAATATTGAAATGAAGCCTACAGGAACAGGTTTAATAACAATTAATCCTGAAACTACAGGTATAATAAACAATATGAACGTTAACACTGCACAATTAACAACAACTGGAAGTGTTAACTTAACACCGAATGCAGATGTTACAATTAGTCCTCAAGGCAGTGGAACATTAACAATCAGTCCCCTTGCTACAGGCACACTAGATAACGTTACAGTGGGCGGAACGGTGCCTAAAAATGGAACCTTTTCAAATATAGTTTCGGCCCAAGGAACGTTAAATAGTACTACAATAGGATTAACAACTGCGGCACAGGCGGCATTTACATCGGCTACTGTAACAAGTGGCCCGGCAACGGCTAATAGTTTAACTAGAAAGTCGTATGTAGATAACACTGCAACAGTTTTAAGTATTGCCTTAGGAGCGTAAAAAAAGAATGGCTAAAAGACGAATAAACAATTATAAATTTATACCAGGTATCCCTACAACAGGAAATCTATATCCTAATGCTTGGGCACAAATCAATGCCAACCAAGAATATTTGAAAGATGAAGCAACGGCTTACATTGCTTCTAGAGTTACAACTGACACGGCTTATGATGCTTATCCTAATACGTCAGCAAGAATAGTAAACAACTTAAACTACATTAAGGCGGAAGTTGCAAAATATGTAGAAAATCAGGTTGCAGGAAACGTGGCTCCATTCGCAGGTTACTCAGGATTATCGGCAAACATTAAAGCAGATGTTGAAAAAGTAGTTAACGCCGCTTACAAAGATGCAAGATATGGCGGTAACGAAAGAATGAGGGCACAGGCAAACACATATTTTGTAGACGGTGTATTACAATTAGGTGATCAAGGTAATCCAGAAATTGATTACTTAACATACGCAAGAAACTTAATTCATAGTTACATCTTAACTGGTGCGGCAAATTCAACAATTAACACAGAAGGATTAACACAAAATACTTCAGGTTCTAATGCTGAATCGGCTGGTAGAACTTTAATGCAGAGTAACATGAACGTTATCATTAATGCAATTGATAATGGTATAATTACACTCCCAGCAGAAGTTATTTCTAGTTATCCTTTTGCAGATTACACGTATGACGGTTATCTTTGTGAAAGAGATATGGGTTACAATATTACTGGTATACTTAAAGATTTAAGATACGGTGGTAACGAACAGTCAAGATACAATGCAGGCACATATTGGAACGGCGAAGTATCTGTATTAACAGGAAATAGACAACCAGAAATACAAACGAAAACTGAAATAAGAAACATTATTAATAATTTTATTATTCCTGGAGTTGCACACACTACTAAACAAAGTCCAGTGGTAACACAACAAACAATTTTAGGAAGTGCAGGCGAAGCCGCGGCAACTGGAAGAGTAACAACATTATTTGGAATAATCACAGATGTAATTCAAAATGGATTAGATAATTTACCAACGCAAGTTAACAACGGTATATCAAGTGTTAAAATTCCTGAAAGAGTAGAATTAGCAGAATTACTATTAATTACAAACACAACAGACAACACAGTATTATACACTTTCAATGATGCTACGCAAGGAGCAACTACAAGTTATAAAAGAGAGTATGAAACAGATACTTCTAACACAACAGCATTTGTTGATCCAGATTTTCCAAAAGCGTATCATGGAAATGATGTAATTACAACAATATTTTTAAATGCAGATACATCTGGAGATAATGCAACAGATGAATTACAAATATTTGTAGAAGATGATGAAGTAAGAACACGTCCACATGACTTTGGAACTGATGCAATTGAAAGACTTAGAGTTGCACAACCAGAATCAATGCTTGATGCTGACTTTGAATACGGACTTCAGCCTACGAAGTGGCAAGCCATCGCAACACAAAGAGGTTATCCATCAATTTATGAAGTACCAGGCACAGACTTTGATATAGCAAGTGTAACTTCTGATGCTTCGGCAGGCACACAAGGTATAGGTTCTTCTTTAATTACAGTGACAACTGTAGGACCACACAATTTTGAAGCAGGACAACCTTTTACAATTACAGGATTTAACAATGCGGTTACTGGTGCAAGTAGAGCCGCTGGTTCATTTGTTGTAAACACTATCATAAGTTCTACACAATTTACATATTACGCAAAGGCAAAAGTTGCTTCTGCTAATCCAACAACTATTTCTACAACAAACACACAATTAAGAGAAGGTAATTTTTACACAGGAGCGGCGATAGGATTTCCATCGTTCAGTGTGTCAAGTAATGGTTCTTCAGGATCTTTCCAAACGGCTTTAAATGCTTTAAGTGGTGCAAGTATTTTACCTTACACAGGTACAACACCACCAATTGGTGCTCCGCTGTCTGGAACAGGTATACCAACAGGTACACAGATTACTGGTACAAACGGCGCAGGTGGTTCACTAGCATCTCCTAATGTAACTGGAGACTTTTTATCAGGAGTAACAGAAATTACAGTGGCAGATTCCGCTGGTATCGTGCAAAACTCTGTAATTGATAGAGGTGATGGTTTTGCCGTTGCGATAACAAATATAGCAGGAAATAATTTAACTTTATCTGGACCACTTACACAAAATTTAATTGGTGACATAACAAACTACACAGGTCTCGCAGGAGTTAACTATACACCAGCAGGTCAATTAGCAACATTTGATATATCAAGAGTTGGTGGTAACTACTCTGTTGTTATAGCGGCTTCAGGTGAAAACTATGTAGTAGGTGACGCAATAGTAGTTCCAGGAACAAGTTTAGGTGGTTCTACACCAGCCAATGACGCAACAGTATTAGTACAAAGTGTAGACACAGGCGGTGAAATTTTAACAGCAACAATTTCAGGTTCCGCTTTTACAGGAACAGGTAGCACAACTGGTACATCACCAACATGGCAAGGTGGTGTTGGTCAAGGTGCACAAATTAATGTTACAAAAACTAATCAATCTTACTCAGTTGCATTGAATTCACCAAGTTACACAAATACAGCAGTTGGAACTTTCCCAGGTGCGGTAGGAAACGGTGCATCATTTGATATCACTGCATCAGCAGGATCTTATTCTGCAACTATAAATGGAGCAGGTACAGGTTATATCCAAAATGATGTAATAAGAATTGATGGTTCTGTGTTTGGAGGAACAAGTGCCAACCACGCAAACATTAGAGTTACAAGTGTAGGTGGCAGTGGAGATATTACAGGTATATCAGTATTAGGTTCAGCACCAGCACAAACGGTTGTTTACAATACTGTTGCATTTACAGGTGGTAACGGTACATCTGCGGCATTCAATATTACAAGAACTGGAACAAGTTATTCAGGAGCAATTACAAACATTGGTTCAAATTATCAACAAAATGATGTATTAACTTTCCTTGGAACAAATTTAGGTGGTGCAACAACTGCCAATGACGCACAATTAACAGTTACATCTGTTGATGGCAACGGTGGTATTTTAACATTTAACGTTACAGGTACAGCAGTTGACACAAAAGATTACACAGCAATATCAAGTGGAGCAAATTTATCAGGTGTTGATGGTACATTTGATATTTCAATTTCTGGGACTTCATATTCAGTTGCAGTAAACAATGCAGGTAACGATTACAGTGTAGGACAAGAATTATTAATTGCAGGAACAACATTAGGTGGAACTTCTCCTGCAAACGACGTAACAGTCACAGTTGCATCAATTACAGGTTCTACTGGTGCAGGTCCAATCAACACAATTACAAGTTCAGGTACAGCGGCACTTGAAGGTACATCAGGTTACAAAGTAGGTGATCAATTCCTAGTAGGTGGTGGTGACTTAGGCGGTGCGGCTACAACAAACGACGCTATTGTAAGTGTTGGTGGTGTAAATGGAACAGGTGGTATTACGTCATTAACTATTGGTGGTACAGGAACAGATGCAAATGTTGACTATACAAGTCCAGCATACACAACATCTGCTTCGGGAGCCGGTGTAGTGTTTGATATAAACAGAACAGGCACGACTTATTCAGCAACATTCAGTGACAACGGTTCTGGATTTATTGCGTCAGAAACAATTGACATAGCGGGTACGGCATTAGGCGGTACATCACCAGCAAATGATTGTCAAATCACTGTTGACACAGTATCAGCAGGCGCAGTTGCAACATTCACAGTAACTGGTACAGCAGTAAACACGGCAGTATACACAAATGTAAACAAAGCAGGAAGAACAGGTACAGGTTTAAGTGTCGACGTTACTTTAGGAGGCGGATCTTACAATGTCGCTTTAAACAATCCAGGTGCAAACTATGGTGTAAACCAAGTATTCAAAATATTAGGAACAGATTTATTTGGAACTTCACCTGCAAATGATTTAGAATTTACAATTACAGCAGTAAACAATTTAACAGGTGGTGTGGTAACAACAATAGGCAGTGTCACAGGAACAGCAAATACAGGTACTGGTAATTCATTGGGAGTTAGCGGAACAAATAGAACACCACAAGGTGTTGGCGCCCAGTTTAGTATCACAAGATCAAATCAAACTGACTCATCAACTGATTACACAGATGTACAAATAACAAGTTTAGGTTCAAATTATCAAGTAGGTGACAAACTTGTAATAGCAGGATCAAGTTTGGGTGGACAAACTCCTGCAAATGATGTAACAGTAAGAATTCAAAGTGTCAATACAACAGGTGGAGTACTAGCACAAACACATTCAGGTACAGCAGTAGGTGGTACAGGTTTGAGTGTTTATGGTTCCCTTTCAATTTCAGAAACAATTTCACAAAATATTCCACAGAACGCAACAATATCTTACAGTGCGTTAGCAACTATGCAAGTAGACTTTACTACTCCACATGGATTAGTTCCAGGAAACGCATTTATCGTAGTAATACAATCAGATGACGGAGCGAATAATCACATACTTGCATCAGGTCCATTCTTAGCAACGGCAATTCCGTCAGCAACAAGACTACAATATCAAGTAAGATCTCCTGGAGCAATTACAGATTCAGGATGGCAAGGTTTCGTTTATGCAAGACCAGATTCATTCTTCGTGCATAGACCATTTGATGGTGGTGTACAATTAGGAACAGGTGGTCCTTCACATGGTGCACAGGCAATACGTCAATCTAAAAAATACATTAGATACCAATCAGGTAAAGGTTGTATGTATACAACGGGTGCCTTGTTTGCTCCATCTTATGACTTATTAACAGTTTCAGCAAACGGATTAACACAAGGTTCTACAATCACAGTAACAACTGATGATGTTGACCACAACTTACAGGTTGGTGCTAGAGTAAGATTGATAGGTATTGCAACATCAGGTTATGATGGTACATACACTATTGCAAGTATTGTAAATGAAAGAACATTCACAGTATTGGCAACTATTGCACTTGGTGGAACAGTGGCAGAATTTACAGATCAACCACAGGTGTCATTATATCAATGGAATGGTGCAACGGTAAGATCAGGAATTTTTGATGATCAAAACGGTATCTATTGGGAATATGATGGACAACAAACAAACGCAGTACAAAGAACAGCAACAAGACAACTTGCAGGTGTTGTAACAGTTTCGCCAAACAGTAACACAGTGGCAGGAACTGGTACAAGATTTAGAGAACAAGTTAAAGCAGGTGACAGAGTTGTAATCAGAGGTATGACACACGTTGTATCTTCTGTTGCTTCTAATACATCTATGTTTGTTACTCCAGATTACAGAGGTGTAAACGTTTCGCAAGGTGTAAAAGTTTGTGCTGTTGTAGATAAGAAAGCAAAACAATCAGAATTTAACAGAGATAAATTAGACGGTGGCGGCAAGAGCGGTTACAACTGGGACGTATCTAAGATGCAGATGATCGGGATACAGTTTTCATGGTACGGGGCTGGATTTATTGACTGGATGGCAAGAGGTAACAAGGGTGACTTCGTGTTTGCTCACAGAATGAGAAACTCAAACATTAACACAGAAGCATTTATGAGAACAGGTAACCAACCAGTACGTTACGAAGTAACTAACGAAGGTCCAAATGGCAGATTAGAATTAGATATGACTTCTATTCAAACAAGTGTGCCATTAGTTGACGCTTCTTTCTTCCCTGATAATGGTGGTACAATATTAATTGACAACGAAATTATTACATATACAGGTAAAACTGGTGACACATTAACAGGTGCCACAAGAGCCGCGACACTAACAAACTTTGCGGCAGGTTCTACAAGAAACTACACAGCAGGATCGGCGGACACACACTTTAGAAACACAGGTGTTGTTCTAATATCTAATACAGCATCACCGATTATATCGCACTGGGGATCAGCATATCTAACAGATGGTAACTTCGACGAAGATAGAGGATATCTATTCAGTTACGCATCTACTGGATTAAGTCTGACAACTACGAAACAAACTGTATTCCTATTAAGACTAGCACCGTCAGTATCTAATGCATTGACAGGTGACCTAGGAGATAGAGATCTACTTAACAGAGCCCAGTTGCTACTAGACGGTGTTGAGATTACAACAGACGTTCCGGCGGCGGGCGTAAACGGACAGTTGGTTGTACAGGGTGTATTGAATCCACAAAACTATCCAATTGATCCAGCAGATATAGGTTGGGGAGACTTGAAAGGTCCAGCACAAGGTGGACAGCCAAGTTTCGCTCAGATTGCGGCAGGTGGTTCGGTTAACTGGAACGGTGGTGCATCACAAACTACTCAAACGGCAGACACTATTGCACAGATGACTGCGACAGCAAACCACTGGTTCAACTTAGGCGGTAACAGAAACTATGCTTACTTCCTTGAAGCACAATGGGAAGGCAAAGGTTTAAGAGTAGGTATGTCTGTAACATCAGGTCAGTTCCCATCAGGTACAGTTGTTACACAGATTATAGATTACAATTCATACTACTTTGTAAGATTCAGTAATAGACACACAGGTATAAGTTCAGGTCAAGCAGTTGACTTTGCACTAGGTGGTGATTTAACTGGTACAAACTTCTTATACATGGATCAAACAACATGGGAGGCTTCTAACGCAGTTAGCGGTACAGAAGTTGACACAGGTTACGCTAGTTTCCCACCAGGTACAACTGTGGCTTCAGTTGATCCATTAGATACATTTGGTGCATCTAACTTCTACAGAGTTACATTCACACAGACATCGACGGGTACGATTACAGCAGGAAGTTCAGTAACGTTTGTATTTGGTCAACCACCATATGCACAACCGGGTGAAACTATATTTTCATTTATTGCGGTGCCAGGTGAAAGAGCAACATTGAATCTCGGAGCGATCAAAGCCTTAACTAACACTACACTAGGTGGACGTGGTACGTTCCCTAATGGTCCAGACGTGTTAGCAATCAACGTATTTAGAACAGCAGGTACGGGTGCTGTGGCAGGAACAGTAACACTGCGTTGGTCAGAAGCACAGGCTTAATTATTTTTCTTCAGTAACGGTAGTTTTTTGATTATCGCCTTTAATTATGCGATAGTTGTCATTGGGATCATCAGCAGTACTAACTTCAGTAATACTTCCATTGTCAGTAAGACATTGTACTTGATGAGGTAGGAAAGGCGGATTACGCCATGTGTCGCCTTCATTTAATTCTTTAGTGTATAAGGTTGCATCTTTAGTATCAATCCAACTTAATAAAAATTTGCCATTGTTTATAAACCAAGATTCATCTTTTATAGCGTGATAGTGCATAGAAAATTTTGCACCTTTTCTATTGAAAACCATTATTTTTCCACAATATAAATCATTGGAAGCAAAAATTAATTCGTATCCCCAACCTTTGTCTATTTTTCCTTCTTTATTAATTGGCATTTAAAAATTCCTCCACTGTTTTAAATTTGTGTTCTATGTTTTTATTTAATTCTGTCAAATCTGCACTAGTGTAGGTTTGATATTGACCTTGTAATTTTGCAGGCATAGGTATGGTTTCTATCTCAGCATTGTATTTTTTGGCTACTAATTCGGCAACTTTCTGAAAAGATATTGGTGCACCTGTGCCAACATTAAAAATACCTGACACATCTGTATCCATCATCTTACTATGCACAGCACACACATCATCTACACACACAAAATCACGCAAATATTGATCACTGTTTTCGAACAATTTTATCTTGCCAGTCTTTGCCTGGTTTGCAAATTTAGTTACTGGTGATGCTTGATCGCCTTTGCTTTCTTCATTGCTACCGTACACATTAAAATATCTATAACCTTGTACAAGCACTTTAAATTCTCCCATTATTGAATTTACAAATCTATCAAATAGATATTTGCTCCAAGCATATGCATTGAGAGGATACACATCGCCATCTTCTTTGAAGTTACCTGTGTTGCCGTACACACTTGCCGAACTGGCATACTGAAAGTTAGTCCCCATTGTGTCACACATTTCTAAAAGTTTCATGCTGTATTCTAAATTTGTTTTTAAAATTTTATCTACATTTCTTTCAGTTGTGCTTGTAATTGCACCAAGATGTATTACCCAATCATACAAGGACGGGTCTGGAAAATGATTAGGATTTTCCCATCTAAATCCTATGACTTCGTGACCTTCTTTAGCCAGTTGCATTCCTAAATGACTGCCTATAAACCCTTTGTATCCTGTTAAACAAATTTTCATTACCAAACATTCTCCCATAATTTAATAATTTTATCTGCGCCTTCAGGTCTTATGCCTTTTGTAAGTTCGTCATGATGGTTTGGCATATAATTCATGTTGATATTAATTCTACTTCTTTTATCTGTACAAGTTGTTCCTGTGTGTTCCATATAACTTGGAAACACTACCATAGAATTTTCAACACTAGGAACTTTAGTCCCGTCTTTAAATTCAGTATAACCATTAGTTGAGTTTACATAATATATCGCTGTATAACTTAATACCACTCTTGTATCTGCATGAAATCCATGTTTAATAATTTTTTCAGTCCTTGGAATATTATTCGCTTTTACTCTAACAAATGTATTTGCTTTTAAAACGTTGAATATAGGATATAACAATTCCCAATTACTCCATTCTGTGGTAACATCTGAAACTCCGTGAAAATTATGAACAAATTGTAATTGATCTTTTTCTTCGGTCATTTTTTGTGAATCTTCTACAACGTGTTCCGTGTAATACCAAGGAAAATGATCACTTAACATTTTATCTTGTATCCTTTGTAATTCTTCTTTAGTAATTACGTTTGTACAAATTAATTTACCGTTTTCAATTCTTGTTTCCATTAACCTTATCCACTATGTTTGTTGTTGAAAATCCTTCTACTGTTGGAAAAATTTTTACTTCTGCTAATTCATTTCCAACCACTGTTTCAAATGTATAATCGCCACCTTTAACAATTATGTTTGGTTTATACTTCCTTAATGCTTCTATTGGCGTGTCTTCATCAAACACAACTACTTCGTCTACCCAAGGTAATTGTAACAACTGTTCTAATCTAGTTTTACTATCATTGTATGGTCTTCCTTCTCCTTTTAATCTTTTTACACTAGAATCAGAATTTATTCCAACAATTAATTTATCTCCTTGTTGTTTAGCAAACTTTAAAAGTTCAAAATGTCCTTTATGCAATATATCAAAAACTCCATTTGTCCAAACTACTGTATCTTCGATGTCCGATTTTTTAACTATCGAAACTCCTCTTCTTTGCACAATTTTCTCTGCACCTTTTACTGCTAATTCACAACACTCATTCATTGTTTTATCGTTTGCATAATGCGATATTATTGCAAGAGTTGAATCTCCTGCTCCACTAACATCTGCAACTTCTACAGTATTACTTCTAATATGATTATATGATTCTTTGGATACAATGTGTATTCCATTTGCACCATCAGTTACAATTAACCATGTCCATTCATTTGAAGCACATCTATATTTTGCGTCTTCTATGTTGAATTTTCCAAACCATGCTTCATATTCTTTCATATTAGGCTTTACCAAATAAGCACCAAAATATCTACTATATCCTTGTTTAGGATCAACATAAACATTTTTACATTTTTCTAAAATACGCATAACAGTATCTTTTTTAATGACACCTTTGTTGTAATCACTTACTATGACAGTGTCATTTTCTTGTAAGTCTTTTAGCAGTAATTCTAATGGAGTATCTAGTGCATAATGCTCTTCTTTATCTACACGTATGAGGTGTTGTCCGTTCTGTCCAATGATTCTTGTTTTGGTAGTAGTCATTTCACCATCTTGGCACAGATGCGACTTTACTCCATTTTGCAGTAAAATTTCTTGGATTTTGTGTCCGGGGATGTCGTTGCCCACGGACCCGTAAAGCCACGTGTCTGTGCCCAAGTTTGATAGGTTTAACGCTAGGTTTCCAGCGCCTCCAACGTTGAAGTCTTTGTTTGTTTCCTTGACTACAAGCACCGGTGCTTCTGGACTGACTTTTTGGCAGTCACCCTGCGTCCACATATCTAGCATTACGTCACCGATGATTTTAATCATTACATTAATTTTAACATTTTGAACACTGTGTCCAATTTTACTTGATTCATTTTGTTTTGAAGAGTCTTACGTAAACCTTGGTGTAATGGCTTAGGCCAATTACCAAAACTCACCCACGCATATCCATCGTGTTCAGTGTTCAATTTTGGAATAAATTCTTTTTCAACGACACACAAGAAAGTGTGATATAAAAAATTTTCGTCGTTGCTTATAAAAGTTTCCATAGGTATTTTCTTTTTAATTTCTACTTCACCTATTTCTTCTTTTATTTCACGGTTTAAACCTTCCCACAAATTTTCGTTAATAGTTGTACCACCAACTAAACCCCATACGTGATTTTGTTTACTTTGTACTCTGTGAAGTAATAAAAACCTTTGGGTATCCAAAGTATAGAAGAGTGCACCGCACCCGATAATTTTACTGCTCATGTAAATAATTATGTGATTAGGATATCTTCCAGGTTCCTTTACGATATTCGCCTTCGAAACTTAATATCCATTCCGTACCATTCCATTTATATTGGATACCAGTTTTTAAATTGGTAATAAATGTAGGTGTAAATGTGCTATCACCTGGATCTTTATTTGCACTTGCGTCAAAAATTATTTCCCAATTAGTACCATTCCATTCAACAATGTCGTTGGCACTGGCAACTAAATCTATATTGCTGTCACCTTTCCATGCATCTGCACCATCAACGTTTTGTGAACTTCCAATATCTTTTAGCAATAACAACCGTTTTCCGTTTTGTTTCATTGCACTAGGATTAAATGTTGTGGGATCAACAATTAGATCAACACTGCCTCTAGTATCTTGAGGTCCTACTATAATTGTGTCTGTAGGTATGGTGTCCATGTCCCATGTAACCAATAATTGCATAGGATTAGATTCATTCAACGCCACAGTGCCTACAACTGGAACATCGATCCCCTCTCTATTCAACTGCACTTTACTTAAACCTGCTTTGAAATTTGGAAGAACATCAAGGTATCCATTCCAAGCAAGTCCACCAATAACACCTTTGTCAATAATTGATACTGTTTGTCCAAGCACGTAAATATCGAACTGCGTTCCTGTCGTTCCTTGTACACTTGAAGTGTCTTTTCTAGATGCAACACTTGTATCGACACTTCCATCTGCGTTGGTTCTAATAGATGCTTTGATACTTTTTTCGTAATCATCTTGGTACGCCATCAACTCTGGCATAGATTGACTTAAATCTATGTTACCTGTCTTTTCATTGAATATACTCGTAATAATGTGTGTAATAACTCCTAATTTTTTTACTTTAGTTGGTGGACTAATAAAAATAGGCATACTGAAAGTTAAAGATGCTACATCAACTTCTGTTTCTGTTCCTAGAGGAATAGTTCTACTTGAAAAAGAAATATTGTTAAGTTCTACAACACTTAAACTTGTCCAATCGATGTAGTTGTCCGTTGTTTGTATTTCTAAACTTGGATTGAATAACATACATATCTGTTCTAATATTTGTAATTTTTGTTCTGTATTACTTGTCCATATGTCACAAGCCACTGTCAATGTATATGGAGTAGGCATTAACCTCTCAACTGTAACATTTTTTCCCTGAATGTTTAGGTATTCTTTTTTATTTTCGTCATATGCCCGTTCTCTTACATGAACCTTACTAACAAAACTTGCGTCTGACAGTCTTGTTCTATCCATTTCTAAATTAGTCACATATATTCCCATTCGAGGAACACTAGGCAATTTATTTTCTGAATTATCTCTTATTATATGCGACACTTGTCTTGTCATGTCACCATACATAACAGGTATTGTACGCAATGCACCATCTCCATCCTTATAGGAGAAATTGCTCATCAGTCTTATGACCTGAGTAATATATCTTCTAATTTGTCCATCGTAAAAATGTTGCATTATTTTTTACCTTTTTTGTTTGCATTTATGTATCTTCTAAACACAGCGGCTTCTTTACTTTTTCCAGCCGCCTTTGCTCTTTGTTCCATGCTTACTGCCGCTTGTATTTTATGAGCATGGCTTCTACCAGAATTACGTATTCTTGATACACTTGCTCTTGCAGTTGATACATTTTTATAACCTAATTTTTTAATAGTGTCTTTAGGATTGTCGTCAGTGTACAAGTCTCCTTTTTTCTTTTTTTCGTTAATTTTATTGCCAACAGGTTCATAATATGTTCTTACTTTACCCATAAAATCTTTAGTGACCTTTTTAAGTCCTACTGCTTTTTCTGTACCTGGTATAGGTATACCCCAAAGTTCACGTAATTTCATTATCCATCCGCCTTAGGTTTCAATGCTTTTGATAAACTTTGTCTTTCAGTCACTGTTTCACCTGCTATGGTTGAAGATTTAGTGTTGTTTATGAAAGTTCCTTTTAAGTGACTTCTTGTGTCTGTATTTGTCAAAGTCATACGCACATTATCTTCCATTTTCACCCAACGTCCGCCATCATATCTAAACAATCTATTAGGTAAAAAATCTGTCCGTAAAAAATAATCGCCTTTGTCTGATGCACTAGGAAAACTTATTCCGAATCCAAACACTTCTCCGTTAGGTGCTAAACCGTCACCTAAAAGATAGCCATCGTATCCTGATTTATCAGGTGTTTGATTAATCCTATCTGCTAAAGTGTTGTGTGTGGTTGTATCTAATGTAGACGTATCTGTGGTTACAAGTTCTGGTTTTCCTTTATCATCAACCTGTAAAGTATATAAATTTTTTGTTTCATAACCTGATTTTTTTGTATCGTCTTCTGCTTGGGCAACAACGGCATTATTGATTTGCATTTCTTTTTCAAATGTAGAAAGTACATCTCGTAATGTTTTTCCGTCTCCTGCGCCGGCGTCTCTTTGTAAAATTTCTTTAAATTCTTGACTGTCGTATATCTGTTTTAATTTAATTCTGTATAAGTGTGGGTACCAAGTTTGTGAAAATCCTTCTGCCGCCCTATTAATATCTTCAACTACATAGAATCTTTTTAGAGCAACATTGAAATCGTTTAGTGCATACTCATCTTTCAAGTGTGGCAGTTCAAATACATCACCTGGCATAACTTTCCTACCCAATGTTTTCACACTAGTTGTTATAGGCATTGTCATAAAAAGTGTGTCATTTTGTAAAAACAATCCAAATTGACTCATGTCAAAGTCAATATCTTGCACATTGTAAATGCCTCTTAATGTGTAAATTGATGAGTCATATTTTCTGTCACGATTTTCTAAAAACAACATATCTTGGATGTTCGTTTCTTTCACAGCATCGTATCTAGGTTCTGCAGATGTGGCATCTGCTTCTGCTGGATTTTTAGGGCCTAGATATTTGTGTACAAATACGTCAGTACCGCCCACAGTGAACATCTCTACTACGGTCTTATCTAAAAACGTGTAATCATGACCTTTTTCCGGCTTATATAGACTTAATCTTGGCATAGACATATATTTATCGGATGGTAGTGAGTGATAAATATATGTAAGGAACGTATAAAATGGCAATTTTAACCACAGATAAACAAGAGATATTCGACTACGTATTCAATTCACTGGGCGGTGGAATGGTTGATGTAGAACTGGATCCGTCCCACTATGAGACTGCTATTAAAGACGCATTGGACAGATTTAGACAAAGATCGGACAATTCAGTAGAAGAAAGTTACATTTTTTTACCACTTGTAAAAGACCAAAACGATTACACACTTGCAGATGAAATCATCGAAGTGCGTCAAATTTTTAGAAGAAGTATTGGTTCAAGATCAGGTGGTGGAGACGGTGGTACATTGTTTGAACCTTTCAATTTAGCATACACAAACACTTATCTTCTTGCAAGTTCTAACATGGGTGGAGTTGCAACTTACAATCTATTCTCACAATTCCAAGAATTAGTGGGAAGGATGTTTGGTTCATTTATTGAATTCAAATGGAACACAACAACTAAAAAATTAACCATATTACAAAGACCAAGACAGGGTGAAGAAGTGTTAATGATGGTTTATATGCATAGACCAGATTCAGAATTGTTCAAAGATTATTTGGCAAAAAAATGGATCAAAGACTACACTTTGGCAAAATGCAAGTATATGCTTGGTGAAGCAAGAAGCAAATTCAACACAATAGCAGGTCCACAAGGTGGCACATCTTTAAATGGTGATGCATTGAAACAAGAAGCCATAGCAGAAATGGATAGGCTAGAGCAAGAAGTAAAAACGCAGACTGCTGGTGGACAAGGTTACAGTTTCTTAATCGGCTAATTCCTATTGACATTACCATAATTTTGTTGTATTATCGTAAGATATGCAACATGAAATGATTCCATTATTCTCCGTGCCTTTGATTAAAATGAACATTGGTGAAATGGATCAAGTGTCACGTGCATGGATACGTGGCTTGGATTATCCATCTCAAAGGACAGGTACAGATCACTCAGATGACGATTTGCCTATGATGAATAGAGGTATGAAAATATTGGAAAAGCCACAAATGAAAGATCTCAGATACAAAATACAAAATGCTTTGAATTATTTTGTGGATGATGTTTTAGGCATAGTTCAAAATTTTCAAATTACAACAAGTTGGGTCAATAAAACATCCAAGTCTGAATACATAGACAAACATTCACACCCTAATAGCATTATCAGTGGAGTATATTACGTGGACACAACAAGAAAATGTGCTCCTATAATTTTTAGTAAACCACATATGTATCCTAATATCACATTTCAAAACATACAACTTGCTTACAGCGGTGAAAACAAAAATCAATACAACACCGATTACTATGGAGTAAATCCTATACCCGGCGATTTGTTAATGTTTCCTTCTTGGTTGGAACATGAAGTATTGGAACAAGGTGCAGAACACGAAAGAATCAGTCTAGCATTCAATTCATATCCTAAAGGAGATATAGGAGAAGGAACTAAACAACTTAGAATATTATGATAGTAGGAATATGTGGTTTAATTGGATCTGGCAAAGACACAATAGCAGATCATCTGGTAAAAGATCATAAATTTGTAAAAATATCATTTGCAGATAAACTTAAAGATACAGTTGCAACACTATTTGAGTGGGATAGAGACCTATTAGATGGCAAGACTGAACAGAGTAGATTGTGGCGTGAACAAGAGGATTATTTTTGGAGCAAGGAACTTAAAAAGAAAGTAACTCCTAGATATGTATTACAAGTGTTTGGAACAGAGTGTATGCGTGACGGATTCTATGATGGCATATGGGTCAGTATGCTGAAGAAGAAAGTAACTGAAAATCCTGATATTAATTGGGTAATTCCAGATGTGCGTTTTGAAAATGAGGTCAAAGTAATAAAAGAAATAGGTGGAGAAGTTTGGTGGGTAAAACGTGGACAGTTGCCTATGTGGTTCAGAATGTATCAAGACATTGGACAAAAGCCAAAGGATGTTCATGCGTCAGAGTGGCAATGGGCAAATGCTAAATTTGACAAAATATTTGAAAATGATACAACTATCAATGCCCTTAAAAGTCAGGTACAAGATCACCTTGTCGCCAACGGATTCCTTCAAGGTGCAGTGTTGTTTGGCAGTTAGCACACACCGTTTTTAAATTATTAAACTTACAATTATTGAGATTAGCGTCTATATGGAACACTCTAAAACGTTCCTTATACTCGCTTTTGTGCCCACATTTATCACATTGTTGCTTAGGTCTATATCCTGCAACATACCATTTAGGCATATAACCACTTGGTCCTCCATACCGCAAACACATTTCGCATAGGCGCCTATAATAAGTTTTATTACCCTTTTTATAGTTTACTGCCGCAGGTCTTTCGTTACATTTATTACATAAAGGTCTCATATACACGTATTTACCTGCCCTTTGCCACCCCTTTTTAATACCTATTAATTTGGTGCATTTTGACATTATTACATAAATACAAACAATATAAAGTTTTTATTTAAAACTAGGAGATTTAACACATGGCAATAGTTTCACCAGGAGTCAACGTTAGCGTAATTGACGAAAGTTTTTACACACCAGCCGAACCAGGCACGGTGCCAATGATCTTTGTTGCGACAGCACAAGATAAAACATCAAGTACAGGAACAGGAACAGCAGAAGGAACAACAGCGGCAAATGCCGGCAGAGTTTACTTGCTTTCTTCACAAAGAGAATTAGCAGAAACATTTGGCGATCCAGTATTCAAAACAAATGCAAGTAACAATCCAATTCATGGTGGTGAAACTAATGAGTATGGATTACAAGCGGCATACTCTTTCTTAGGTGTTGCCAACAGAGCATACGTTGTAAGAGCAGATGTTGACTTAGGTCAATTAGAAGCAAGTGCAAATGCACCAGCGGCAAATCCAGCAACAGGCACATACTGGTTTGACACAGCAAACACAAGATTTGGTATATTTGAGTGGAATGGTTCAGCGGCAACTGTAACAGGTGGTCAATCATTCACAAATCAAATTCCAACAGTAATTACATCAACTACACAATTATCATCAGGACTAGGAAGTGCACCAAAAACTTCAGTTGGTTCAATTGGTGACTATGCGATTACGGCTACAGACACAAACAACGATATGTGGTACAAACAGTACGACGGAAGTTGGGTAGCAGTAGGTACAGCAAACTGGGTAGCAAGTAAACCAACAATAGCAGGTGGTACTCCAGGTTCATTTTTAGGAGGTCAAAACTTCGCAATTACAATTAACGGTGTAACTACTACAATCACAGCAAGTGGTACAACAATTACAGATATAGCAAGTGATATCAGCGGTGCTGGTGTTTCAGGTTTATCTGCAAGAGTTAATGGTGGTAAATTAGATATTCATTACAACGGTTCAAATGATGACAAAGTACAAATAGCAGATGGTACAATGACTATCGCAACTGCTTTAGGAATAACAGCAGGAATATATTACGTACCAGCATTATCAATTGCTCCACACACTTCAGTACCAGCGTTCAAATCAAGTGATCCAAATCCAAGACCAACAGGTTCACTTTGGATTAAAACAACTGATCCGAATTTAGGTGCTAAATGGAGTGTAAAAAAATTCAATGGAACAACTAAATTATTTGAAGATGTTTCTGCTCCATTATACGCGAGTAACGAAAGTGCATTATTCAACCTAGACAAAACAGGCGGTGGATTAAACATTGCAGTAGGTGGTTTATATGTAAACTCAGGAAATGGTACAACAGAAACAGACTTTGTGATTCACAGAAGAGAAAACACAGGAAGCACAACAGTCACATCTTCAGCAGTTGCAACTGGTCAAGGCGCTGGTAGTAAATCATTTACGATTGCAGAATCAATTGTAGGACAAGAAGCACTAAACAGTGGAATAACTGTAACTGTTACAACAAACAATAACGCCGCAGACGCAGATGTTATTGCAGGTGGTATCAACGGCGCAGGATTCACAAACATTGTAGCAAGTGTTGATTCACAAAACAGAGTTGTAATTTCACACAACGACGGTGGTGAATTTAAAATTACTGATACAAACGGTTTAATTGAAGCAATTGGTTTAACAAACACATCAACTAACATGGGATTTGAGCCAGGAACAACTGCGGCAACTAATCCAAAACAATTCAGAGCAAGTAACTGGAAAGTGTTAACTTATACTGCAAGTGCAACAGCAGTGACTTCTTTAACTACAAACGGACAACTATGGTACAGTTCAGTTGTTGATGAAGTTGACATCATGGTACACAACGGTACAACATTCAAAGGTTACAAACAAGTTTACGCAAACACAGACCCAGCAGGTCCACAAGTTTCAGCATCTGCTCCAACTACACAATCAGATGGAACAGCACTTGTTGAAAACGATCTATGGATAAGCACAGCAAATTTAGAAGAATATGCTGACATCTACAGATGGAATGCAAACAGTCTAAAATGGGAAGAAGTAGACAGTTCAGATCAAACAACAGAAAACGGAATAGTTTTTGCTGATGCAAGATTTGGAACTTCAGGTGGTACTGCAACAGCGGAACCAACAGGAACTATTGCTGAACTATTAGACAGCGACTTCTTAGATCCAGATGCTCCAGATCCAGCATTATATCCAAAAGGTATTTTACTATGGAACTTAAGACGTTCAGGATTTAACGTTAAGAAATTTGTAAGAAACAGTATAGACACAACAGCAACTAACCCAAGACAGGGCGGTGCTAGTATGTCTACTTACTACCCACACAGATGGGTAACTGAGTCTGCTAACCAGGCAAACGGTGCAGGTTCTTTCGGAAGAAAAGCACAAAGAAAAGTTATCGTACAAGGCTTACAAGCATTAGTAAACAGTAACCAAGACATCAGAGACGATGAATCAAGATTATTCAACGTAATGGCAACTCCAGGTTATCCTGAGTTGATCGGTGAAATGGTTTCTTTAAACAGCGATAGAGGTTTATCAGCATTTATACTTGGTGACTCACCATTTAGATTAACACCTGATTCAACTTCTTTAAACAACTGGGCAACAAATGTTAACAAAGCAGTTGAAGATAATGACCAAGGATTGGTTACATCTAATTCATTCTTAGGTGTATTTTATCCATCAGGATTTACTTCAGATAACTTTGGAAACAACATTGTTGTACCAGCATCACACATGATGTTAAGAACTATTGCATTAAGCGATCAAGTTTCTTTCCCATGGTTTGCACCAGCAGGTACAAGAAGAGGTGGTATTACAAATGCAAGTTCAACTGGTTACATTAACTCAGAAGGCGAGTTTGTTTCAACAGCATTGAACGAAGGTCAAAGAGACACATTGTATACAAATAAAGTTAACCCAATTACATTTATAACAGGTGCAGGTTTAGTAAACTTCGGACAAAAAACTAGATTTGCTGGCACAAGTTCTTTAGACAGAATAAACGTTGCAAGATTAGTAATTTTCTTAAGAAGTCAATTAAACAAACTTGCAAGACCATTTGTGTTTGAGCCAAATGATAAAATCACAAGAGATGAAATCAAGGCACAGGCAGAAAGTTTATTATTAGAACTTGTAGGTAACAGAGCAATTTTTGACTTCCTAGTAGTTTGTGATGAATCAAACAACACACCTACAAGAATAGACAGAAATGAGTTGTACTTAGACATTGCTATTGAACCAGTCAAAGCAGTTGAGTTCATCTACATACCATTAAGATTGAAAAATACTGGCGAAATAGCAGGATTATAATAAGATAAATATTATAGGAGAAACAAATGAGTATATCTACACTATCAAAACTTACAGTTCCATTGAATAGTAGCCAAAGTGCTTCTAATCAAGGTCTGTTAATGCCTAAATTACAATATCGTTTTAGAGTAAGTTTAGAAAACTTTGGTGTATCAACACCAACAACTGAGTTAACAAAACAAGTAGTAGATATAACAAGACCTAATTTATCATTTGAACAAGTAACAGTTGATGTTTACAACTCAAAAGTTTACCTTGCTGGTAAGCACACATGGGAAGCAGTAACATTGACTTTAAGAGAAGACGTATCAAACAACGTACAGAAATTAGTTGGTGAACAACTTCAGAAACAATTTGATTTCTTTGAACAAAGTGCGGCGGCTTCAGGTTCAGACTACAAATTTGTTACTAGAATTGAAATTACAGATGGTGCTAACGGTGCCAATGCTGTAAACGTTTTAGAAACATTTGAATTGTATGGTTGCTACATAGATTCAGCAAACTACAATCAGTTAGCATACGGTACTAGCGATCCAGTAACTGTAACGCTATCATTAAGATATGACAACGCAATCCAAACTCCACAAGGTACAGGAGTAGGAACAGCAGTAGGTAGAACTACAAACACTCTAATTACAGGCGGCGGTGCATAATTTTCATAAGCATTTATAAATTTAGAAAGGGGGCTACGGCCCCTTTTTTATTCTGTGACCCCCCATTTTTACATAACATAAATACTGTATATGGCAAATTTATTAAAAGGTTTTTTAGACAACGTGCTCAAAGGCACATTAAATCCAAAAGGCAATCTGGCTGATTTTGCCCATGCATCGAGACTTTATGTAGATGATAGTTTTAGATTAGCACCCAAACAAAAATTTTTATATCACGTTGTATTCAACATTAACAGGAATAGTGTTCAATCAGATCCACCTGTAGATAACCATTTAACTGAATTGAATATGCTTGTTAAAAATGTGGACCTACCTAAATACACAGTAGACATAGCGACTGTTCAGCAATATAACAAAAAAAGAAAATTACAAACAAGAATTGCATATGACCCTGTGACCATAGTATTCCATGACGACAATTATGGTGTAACAACGGCTTTGTGGGAACAATATTACAGATATTATTTCCAAGATGGAAGATATGGAAAACCAAACGCAGTGGGTGATCCAGAAACAACTTATCCTGAGTACAAGAGAGATGCAATATTTCAAAGCAATTATGAAAAAAGATTTGGACTAGATGCTAATATAGATGAGCCTTTCTTTACAAGCATTCAAATTTATCAAATGGCAAGAAAAACTTACACTTGCTATACTCTAGTAAATCCTATTATACAACAATGGCAACATGATACATTGAACAATCAAGAAAGTGGCCCAGTTGCCAACCAGATGTCAATTGAATATGAAACAGTATTTTATTCTAGAGGACGTGTCATGCAGAATGGTGCACCTACAGGATTTGGAAAAGAACATTACGACAGAACACCTTCACCAAATTCTTTATCAGGTGGAGGATCTACAAGTTTATTAGGCA